TTTTCAAGTTCAATCAAACATAGTTCAGCTCTTTTGTCTTCAAATAAATGACCGATTCTTTCACGAATTGGTTCTCTCTTTGATTTGTCTACCTTCTCATCGTATTCTTTATATGCTAATACAATTTGTCTATTAATGTTTTGGAGTTGAATTGACATATTGTTTGCTAAGTAAATCTTCTCGTTGAGTATATAAATTGTTGATCTTTTCACGAATTACTCGTCGTTCTTTTACTGATTTTGATTTGTTATATTGTTTGAGACATAAAATAATCTCAAATTTTATTTCGTCAAATGTCATATTTCGCTTACAAGTAAATCCTCGTATTCTTTTATGATTTTATCTTCAAGTTCTTTGTGTAAATCGACGTGCAAAGGATTAAAAAGTTGTAATTCGGAATTTCCTGACTTCTTTGTTGGATATGTAAGACGATACCCACCAGTTCTTTTTGTATATAAACCTATTGAATTGATAAAAAAATTACCTTTTGCAGTTTTAATTACTGCACTAGCAATTGCAACTAAACCATTTCGTTCTCTGATAATCTTTACATGTACTTCAGAAACTACATCATTATAAAATTCTTCTAAAGGATTACTCATATATTTTGAAATTACAAATTATTTTAAAGTTCTTTAACTTGTTTACATTGTTTGCACAATTCAACATACTTTTCTCCAAGCTTTGTCAAATATGTGAGCTGAAATTTCCCACAATTAGAACATTGACTAAGTTGTACTCCTGGTGTAGGTTGAACAATATAAGGTTTATTCATTTGGACTTCATTAAACATATTATCCACAACTTATACGTAGATCTTTCAATTCTGGATATTTCTTTACGCATTCACAATCCCATCTATATGTATATGTATCAATTTTCTTCAGTGGTTTACCACAAATATTACATCCCTCTAAATCACTTAGAATTAAATCACGTCTAAATTTTTTGCAATATTCTAAAATTTCTTTATCATTCATAATTCCGTTATACTATACTCAATTTTTTGATTAATTCAGTTTCTAGTATTTCTACATTGTCAAAATAACATTTACCATCATGAAATCCAGTTTTCTCAAATTGAATAACATGAAAACCTAGATATTCCCAATCCTCTTCTTCAGTTCCACGTTTTAACCATTTATCTATGTTTTTGAATAACCTTTTTTGCCATTCTCTCAATTCTCCATTATTGGTCTTCGTCTCTATTAGCATTATCTTCTTAGTCTTGTAATTCTCAATAATGAAATCTAAATCAGATACTAGAAATCCTGTAAAACTATCAGGTAATTTCTCTCTTATCCAATGCGAAAATGTTAAATCTCTAGCATTTGAAAATTCTGGACGAGTCATACGTTTTTCATATTATCTTATTAATATTATATCATATTCTCCTGACTTTGTATACAAATAAAGTGTTAACGAGATGTTAACAACTTTTAATTCCTCTATTTTATTCTTCTATTGTATTTCTCCAAAGGCATTTATCGCAATCCTCGCCTTTGTAAATTGGGTGTCCGTGGCAGTCTTTATCTTTTTTATCTTCACTCTTGTTTAAAACATTCCCGCATTGAGGGCAGATTGTGATTGAGTAATAAGGATCGTAAATCGGATAAACTCCGTCAGTCTTAATTGTCTTGCCCGTGTAGGGGTGCTTGATTTTCATATTATCCCCTCTTCCCTTAGCTTGCAAACCATTTCGGCAAGAGCATCGGAGAGATTTTTATTATTACAATAATAAATACTTTCATATTCGTTTCCATATCCAACTCCACACTTTCCTATTACTAATGGATAATAAATGTTATCAACACAGATTTCGTTTGGCAATATCTCCAACAGCTCTTCGGCGATAGGGGCAGGATAATACTTAAATCTAAATTCATATTTTTCCGCTTCTTCTTTTTGACAGTTACTAACAATAACAATCGGTATTTTTTTTTAACTCATCTTCTCTCCACCAAAACTTACTCTCTTTCACAATTCCCTGCGCCTCTTGGCAGATTTTAAGGTCTGGTAAAATGTTTATCATATAAGTTATTTGTTAATTTTCTAAAACATACTTCTTTGCCGCTTTTTTTGATATATATTTACCGTCCCAATTTAAATAAACTTTTTTAAAGTTTCCTTTATCAATTAATTCACAAATAATTTGTTTTTGCTTTTCTGTATCTTTTTGCATTATTGCTGACATTGAATTTCCAATCTGATTATATTCTTCAAACAAAGGTTTTGCCCAATCTCCGAAATCCCAATCTTTTAATGTTCCCCATTTCAGTGTTAAATGCTCTTTTTTAATTTTTTCTTCCATATTATTTTCACCAGACACTAAGGTCTGGGAGTTAGGGGGTTAAATTAGGTAGGTTTTTTTCTATACTTTCAACCGATTTCCAGCCAATACTATCTTTTATCCAAGTCATTTTTTCTTCTTTTAACATCTTTTTAATATCGTTAAGAAGAACCATTGGATTTTCTCTTGTGCAAATTACCTTACCATAGTTAATTGTTATCATATTTTTTCTTTATTAAGTTTGTCTAATTTATTCCTAAGCACAAAGTAAAAATCAAATCCTTTTCCTTCAAGCTGACTACGATTAAAATCACTAAGTATTTCAATAAGGAATTTTCTTTGGACTAATTTAACTTCTTCTTCGTCCATAAATTTTATATTTTACTTAATTAGCGTTACGCCGTCTTTCTCGGCATTAGTAAGAATTTCTTTCAAGTATTTTTAGCATATATTAATCTTTTATTTCAAATTCTTTTATATATTTATTAGGAATTGTAAAGCCTGTTCCCGCTCGGAAGTTTTCAAAGGCTGTCTGTTGTCCGATTTCTTCAATCATCACGCTTTCAAAACAATAATGAACTTCGGTGCATTCAATATTTTCTTCCTTTAAATTATAAGGACTGTTTTCGGTATAAATGATTTTTACTTTCATATTTTTAACATATATTAAGATTTATTTATAATCTAAGACGTATTTTTTAGCACCTTTTTTGGTTAAATATTTTCCTCCCCAATCTTCTTGAATACATCCATTACATTCATCTATCATTTCACAAAGAATTTTCTTCTGCTCATCGGTATCTTTTTGGAGCATAACACTAATACAAGAACCAATCTTGTTATATCTTTCTAAAAGTTTCTTTCCGTTGTCGCTTTTTAATCCAAAACTTTTAATAGTTCCCCACTTTAAAAGTAAATAATCTTTACCTGTTTTTAAAGCAATACTCTCTAAATCGTGAATATCCTTTATAATCTGATTTTTTCCTTCGGCGTATTCATCGGTAGTGAGTATTTGTCCTTTATAGTTTTTTAAGTCCATATTATTTTAATAAGTTAAGATTTTTAACTATCTTCAATAACGTTTCGTTGATATAGTGCGCTGGACTTCCTTGCTTACACATAGGGATAAATTCATTATCAACAATGGCGATAGCGGCTTCAATGGCGGCTTTTCTAAGTTCTTTTTTAGTTAGGTTTGGCATAGTTATTTTTTACAATGATAAGTAATTACAACTGGAACGCTCTTATCTCCATCCTGCCAAGTTTTTGCTTTGTCTGCATAAACTTCATATTTACACAAAGAAACTGTTGAACATTCCAACGGCTTGCCATCCCTAAAAGTCATACAACCCTTTATTTTTTTAAGCATATTGTTTTATTTATATCGCAGTAGTGAGCTGCGAAGTTAGTTAATCATCTAATCAGGGGAGGCAGTTATAATTATATTACTATTTTACAGTAGTTTGAATTTAACTAAGATTGTTAAATTACCCTGCAAAATGTAACGTCCTGCCTTCCCTGACTAAGGGATTAAGCCCTAGTTAGACTTAATAATAAATTTCATTGAAAAATTTGTTGAACCCCATTCGTCTTTTATCTTTCCGCACTTCTTACAATATTCAACATAATTATTCGTTTCCACATTCCCTGACTTATACACTCTATCCTTTTTAGTCTTCCATTTATGAAATCCTATAAAACACCAGAAGTCTTCGTGGCCGTAAAACTTATATGTTCTTTTTTTAACTGGTTTAAATTCTTCCCAAGGGCCTCCACAAGTCATAAATTATATGTTATTTAATTAATCATCTTATCGCCACCCCCACTTAGGGGCGGAGGAAGGGGATTATTTTTTCTTTTTAATTGTTGCTCTTTAGACTTGTGATTTCAATAAATTTTTTCTTCATTTTTTCTATAAGAGAAACTGGATAAAACTTCCATTGATCTTCAAAAATTAAATAAGATGAATCAGTATTATTCAACCACAATCCAAAATATTTTCTATAGACTCTATATCTGAAAAATTTTATACCTGCAATTGAAATTTTAATCTTAACTATCTCCCATTTTAATTTCTTGAATGTTATTGAATCACCGACTTTTGACATACTAAAAAGAAATTAATAACAATCCATCAGTTTTGATTTCGAACCTTCCATCATTTTCTAATTTCGTATAATTAAATGGTTTAGTCACGATATGAAATCCACTCTTAGTTGGATATCGTAAAAGTATTTCAGTATGTTTGATTAATTCCTTCTCTATAGATGCAAGACTTCTTTCACAACATTCATCTAAATCAAACATGAAATTGCTTTCTGCTTTACAAGTATGTTGCATCAAACAATGAATAAATCTATTTTTGATATCCAAATAAAAACTCTGACGTAACTCATCTAGATTATAATCATTGTCGATTTGGTCTTTTTTGAATTGTCGTATTGACTTATCAATATTTCTAGCATTGACAGATGAATAAATTCGTAATTGCTTACCATCCTTATCAAATACTCTTTGCTTTTCAATTTCTAATTTATCAATTGCTTCAAAAAACTCTTCACTATTTCTAGTCATTATCCGTCTCCAACATCGATTATTTTCGTTAGTCGAGCCCCCTTCCTTTTTTCTTTGAAGTAATAAAATGCAACGTATTCCTTTAGAAAATGGTTGTAATTGTTCTTTTGTTTGTATCATAATTATTTATAAAGATTTGCTATTTTCTTTTGTGCATCTCTTTCTATTTGTTCTCTTTGCATTCTTTTTCTTTCCTGTATATCTAATTTCTGTCTACATTGTTTACAGGTTACATGTTGTGCACCAAGATAACCACTTTGCATTAAATCACTTCCACCGTGGTCATATGTTCTACCACATAGGGTATGAAATTCTGGGTTTTGTCCTTTCTTTTGCAATGCTTCACCTGGAATGAATCCTCCTGTAGCATAATGTATACGTTGTTTACTTTTTGTCATACATTCTTGATTATTAAATTATATGTTTAATTATATTCATTATAACACATTTGTTAATGTTTGTAAATAGGTAATATTTTATTTAATATTAGGTAAATCTAGAAGTTGTTAACAGTGAATTTTTATAAACATTTACAAATAAAAAATAGATTGATAATCTATTCTGTAGACTCGATGGGACTCGAACGCATTATCTCCTCAGTGTGCTTTCTAATTCTACGTTTTTTCGTACTTGACATATTTCTTAATAAATCGACAAACTTGAGTATGCGAAATATTCCATTTTCTTGCCAATTTCGTTTTCCATCCATATTTCTTTTCGATAGTATTATAATCATTTAATCTTTGTGCTAAAATTCCTTTATCAAGTATTTGATTTAACTTCATCCGTTCTTTCATTGCTGAACTTTGTTTTTTTCCATACATTCCATTATTCTTTCCTAAAAATAACTTACTTCTTTTTTCAAATGTCATAGACCATCCTTTATTTACTTTTCTCCATGCATCATATCGTCTTTTATCATACCATGTATGCTCCCAACCACCCTCTCCACCGTACTTGACATTATATACATCATTACGTTTAATAAAATCAGGATTGACAACTTCTCTTTCTTTCAATAATGCTTCTTCTTTTGTATCAAATATAAACAATATTTCTTTTTTAAATTTATCAATATTGTATTTATTAATTGCTAATCTTAACAATTTACCAGAACCTAAATACTTATCATCTAAATTATTCGTTGAATGATATCCAATATAAAAGTTTCCATTGACAAGATTTGTAGTTTTATAGATTATATAATGCATAATGAGATGTGGATCTGACGGGAATTGCACCCGTTATTTTCGCAATGCAAATGCGATGTCTTACTAATCCGACTCCAGACCCCAGGCCCATACCACCTCATCTTGCTTATTTGCTGTTGTCACCAGAATGACCTCAGTGAATAAAATTGTCAATGTACATATATTCTTATATGCCCAATACAATCGATCATCTGAAACATCTTATCTTTCCCACAATTTGTCTTCTGGTTTGAATTTGATTACGATTTGCGTCTTGCACGATTCGCAAACAAAATCTGGATAATCAAGAACTCTTTGACAACTCGGACATTTGATTGTTGTATCTTTAGTAAATCGAGTTAAAAATATTTCTCTTTTAAGATAATTTTGCATAATGTGAGCCGGTGAGAGGATTCGAACCCTATGAGCAGTTTACAGAACTGCCATTCTAACCTTTGAATTACACCGGCAATAATGTTAAATTCTCAGTGTAATATTTGCTGGCAAGACTGGATTCGAACCAGTATATTTTCGATTAACAGTCGAAATCATTACCAGTTATGATACCTGCCAACCTAATAGCACAGGGTAAGAGAATCGAACTCTTCCGTCACGATTTGGAGTCGCAACCGCCAGCCTTGGAACATGCCCCTGCATTTGAGCTATAGATGGGAGTCGAACCCATGTTTCAAGATTTGCAATCTCGTGGCTAGCCTCTTGCCTACTATAGCATTTATAGTGGAAGAGGAAAGAATTGAACTTTCTTCTATGGTGCTTCAAACCATTGCATTGACCGTTATGCTACTCTTCCAATTGTGCATTAGAAGAGAATCGAACTCTTATGACCCTTACGGATGCTTGATCTACAATCAAGCCGACTTCCATAGTCGTCTACTAATGCAAAAAATCCTGCTAAAAAAGCAGTTAAAATAATTACACCAGTAATAATAATTTTTAATTGGTCTCATATAAATTTCTTTAAAATTTTGACTATATCGTCCAACGAACGAACTACAAAATAGCTATGATCAAGTGCCTCTAACTTTTTCTGAAATTCTATCTGTCCTTCACTTTGCTTGCCTTTTGAATCTTTAACTTCAACCGATAATACCATACCGTGTTTTACAAACACGTAGAAATCAGGGCTTCCTGTCTTCCCGAATCGAATAAATCTCGTTCCTCCTTTTGATTGTATTGGCATTGCTCCCGAATTGTTTCGTTGATAGACAAGTTTTCCTTGTTTTTCTAAAATATCTAGATACTTTTTTATGCTAGACACAATTGGTGTTTCAGACATTTTGATTTTGATAAATTTTTAACATATCCTCCTTTTTGTCTTTAAATCGTTTCTCTAATACTTTAAACTCTTGCATCCAGTTTTTTTTCGGCATCCTTTTGATTAAGTCAGAAATATTTGCTCTTAATAATGAAAGATACTTTACGAATTCCATTGTCTCTTTATTATTATGAACTGCTAATTTACTAAATGCCCAATTATGTAATTCTTCCCATATTGGCATTATGCACCATTCTTCATTAATTTGTTTTCCTGAATATGTGTATGTGTGGTGCCAATTTATTACACAATTTTTCCTTCCTGATAAACAACAAACTTTGTAATATTCATCTTCATTCATCTTTTGCTTCAATTTTCCTGGAATTGGATTCATTTTAATTCTGGAATCTTATTTTGTAAATATCTATATAGCATTTGCATTGAAAGATTTGGAGTACTAACAATATTGAAATCTTTCTTTAAGTCAATAGTTTTTATTGCATTAAATATCTTATCTTTAACGTCTTGATTATATATTGTAACTGCGTATTCTTTAGCATAAAGTTCAGTATCATCTAATATCTTTCCACATTTAGCACCCCAACCACATATTCTAAAATCGTAATCACTTTTAAATTGTATAATATTCCCCTTAACATTACGTCTTTCAAAAATCTTAAAATCATCAAATTTCCATCTTTTTTGTTTATTTAATATCCCAAACAATGGGCGACGATAAATATTAAAACAACAATGAATATTTCTTCCTGAATAGTTTTGAATTCCTAAATCTTCACTATAAATTAAATCAAATTTATACAACTGAAAAGAATTTTTATATTGACTTATTGGTTGAATAAATGCAATATAATCACCTTCATCACAACATTTTGAATAAAATTTAACCGATAAAAAATTTTGTGGACCAAATGGTGGATTCGTAATGAATAATCTTCCCTTTTTATAATCTAATTGTAATTGTAAAAAATCCTGTTTAATAATTGTCTCATCATTAGACTCAATGTCATAAGCAGTACAATTCCTAATTTGTTTACTAAAACTTCCATTTCCGGCACTTGGGTCTATACTCTCTGTAATATTATCAATACCTATAATTTCAAATGTCTTATCTATTAATCTTTTTGATATTTCAATAGGTGTAAAATATGCATCATTATCTAATTTTGTTGTTTTCAATGTCTTGTCTCGATTATACTTCATTTGATTATTTACTTATAAGTGAATAGAGAAAATTTATCAGAGAAATTTAAGTGCTCTACCAACTGAGCTATTTTAGCCTTTCGACTAAAAATTGGACTCGAACCAATGACCACTCTCTTACAATGAGAAGTAACTCTGATGTCACTTCTATTCACGTACAAATAAACAATTTTGTGCGACTAGTGGGAATCGGACCCACGTTTACAGTTTGGAAAACTGTCAGATTGCCATTATCTTACAGTCGCATTGTCCCGAAGAAAAAGTGAATAAAGTATTTTCATAAGGAGAAGTAACTTTATTCTCACTTTCGGAACTATGTAAATTCTAATCCAGATAATATTTGAGAGAAAACTGAAAACGGTGGGATTAAGTCTCCTTACTAGACTAAGTTTTGAATTAGAATTAGTAAAAATAACTCTAAAAACTTTGAATCAGTAGTTTACTGACCATGTTGCGTCCCATTACATGTCGTGATGTTAAAACAATTGCCGCTGGCAATTATTCAGTAATTTCAGAGTTTGCTTACGCAAACCAGAATACATTGAATGTTAATTCAATAGATGAACCCGTTTTCTCACTTCTCAAATATATTTTTAAAGTTCAATTTCGTTTATCTTTTTAATTAATGCATTTCTATCTTGTTCCATAATCTTCATTACATCAAAAATTTTATCACTCCATCCTGCAATGCAGAATACATCATTCTCGGGGAACTCAAGTGTCCCATACCCGTTTAGATCGAATGAATAAATCTTCGGATTGATACCAAGTCTTATTTTATAATCTCTAAATCCTCTTATTGGTGTTGATTCTCCTCTCCAATCATTAACCCAACCTTGCATATCACTTAAGATTATAATCCTATCATACTTTTTTGTAAGTGCTGGAAAAATTACAGTAAAATCAGTTCCTCCACCCCAACCATCGTGTTCAATCTCATTAGCAATTGTCATTGTACTATCCTCGGTATTAAGATTGACATTCTTTGTACCTTCAGAAAAATACATTAAATCTGCATCATTTGATTTGTATAATATTGCACCAAAGATAGAAGCAATTTCTATTGGTTTCCCATTCATCGAACCAGATTTATCAATTACTACAAGAGTCTTCCCATCAAATTTTGGCACATTTGAAACTGAAATATCCAATGCTTTACTAATTGCAGTTAAAATTTTCCTACTACCATCTACCTTACCTAATTCGTCCATTGCAGTTTTGAATCTAAAAGGCAGAATCAATGAATTTTTAATTTTCTTTTCATCAACAAGTAATTCACAAGCATCGTCAATTGAATCTGGAGATTGCTGAACAATGTTACGAAGATTTCTCAATAAAGCAAATGTTCCAATTTTCTTTTCCTTAATCATGTCTTTCCAGACATTATCCTTTGCTTCTTTCAATGCTTCCTCTTTCTCATTTTCGTCTTCAATATCTTTAACTTTTTGTCCAGCATCTGATAAATTTCTTTCCCAAGTATTTTCAGTCTTCAATTTCCCTTCAACTAATTCTTTAAAAATTTCAGCCAATTTACCAGAACCTTTTGGATGTACTAAATTAATTAAATCGACCATTTTGAATTCGTGTCCTCCTCCTTTATACTTAGCTAAAGAATACTTGTCAAACTTATTGATTGCTAATCTTAATCCCTTTTTCAATGAATTTGGAATTGGTGTAGTTTTATCGTCTCTAACATAAGCAAGAATTTCAAGCATGTCATCAGGACGATAAACTGCTTTTTCTACTGCATTCTTAACCCATTGTTCACCTTTGACCATCTTACAAATTTCTCCAATCAATGCATGAGTAATTGATCTCATTCCAAAAACTGTACGAGCATAAATTGCAGCTTTAGCAGCAAATTTTTTGTCTTTTAACCCACCGACTAAATTCTGCAATCTTTCTAATTGCTCTTCTTCTTTTTCGTAAAATTTGTCCTTTAAGAAAGAAGTAAGTAAAAGAGAAACGAGTTCTAACTCAGTAGTCTCCTTAAATGCTTGACCTCCTGCTTTATTGATTGTCTTTGTTCCTAACTTTTTTTTGTTAAACTTGCTCATAAAAATATATCTGGAGAAAGTCTAAAAAAGTCATTTTGATTTAATTCTTTTGACGAGAATTTATGAAGTAACTTTTTTATCACTTCCAGATTATTATATTTTTAATTATTTTATAAAAAAATTCTTTCCAATATTTTCTATTTGAATTTGTTTTAATGTGATGCTTTCTGCAAAGAGTAACAAGATTATTTGGATTAAGGTTTTTCTTATTATAGTCAATATGGTGAACATCGAGTTTCTTGAATCTTCCTTTAAGTTCATTTTGATGAATGACACATCCAGGCATTTTACAAGTGTAATTATCTCTCTTCCGAATTGAATCTTTTAACTCTTCTTTCCATTCATCAGGATAAATTAGAAAACTTCTGTCTTTTATCCATCTTGAATTTTTTTCTCCTATATAGACACTATTTCCTAATCCAATTTTTTTTCTTGATTCTTCACTAAATGTTTTCCCTAACATTCCTTTATGGTTTGCCGATATCTTTAATCGCGTTTCTGTTGAATGTTTTTTCCCTGTACGATAAACACTAATTTTTAATTTCGATACTTTAGAATGATGAGTACCTCTTATCATAAAAAAGATTTATTGTCTTTGATAGATTGTGAAAGTTAATTCACAACCTAAGTTTTCCCGAATAAAACGTCTAAATTTTTTACTCTTCGGTCATACTATGTCGTATAACCTATCAAAAATAATAATTTGAAATACTAAAATCTGAACTGGAAAGCTAATTATTTAATTAATTGCTTTCTTTGAATTATGATTAACCCCAACGTTGAGATTTATTAAGTACAATTGACATAAGAAAATAATGCTTTCTAATGAATTCAATTGCACTTTCTAAATCTTGAAGATGTTCAGTAATATCCCACGTTTGCATATCATCGAATTCTTCTTTTACTTTTTCTTTTTGATCAGGAGTTATCTGATTGAAAAACTCATTGAGTAATTCTTCAACTCCTGCCCAATCATCTGCTGGTACTGGAAGATTTCCATAAGCTTCCTCTAAGCTGTTGTAATATATGTCTATGGGTTTTTCTTCTCTTTTACTTTGAACTTTTGCCGTTCTGACAAAAAAGTTTTTTAGCTTGTTCACCATGCTGATTGTTTTAAAGCTACCAGTCCAGATTTTAATATCTCAAATTGTCAATGTTCAATTGCCTAAAACTATTATATCATATTTATAAATATTTGTAAATAGGTCAAACTGTTCATAACTTGTTAACAACTTTCAACTATTTGATTTTGGTTAAATATTTGACAATATCCTCACCTTTTATCTTGTAACGGCAACCATTCTTTGTCTTTCCTTTGAAGATTATCACATTAAAAGTTTTGTCTTCTAAAAGTCGCTTTAAAACTGTTTGTCTATTTCTTCCAAAAACTGGTAGAAAATTTAATTCTACTATTTTTGAAATACTATAATACTCATTCTTATCAATTTTCATATTTATTAAATTAGTTTAATTCTGGATTTTGATAAATATCTCCAATAATCTCATACATGTGTCCTTTTTTACCAGAAATATTAAATCCGACTGTTTGTTCATCCCATTTGACAATAATCTTTTCATCCTTTCTTCCATTGTCTTTTAAAGACTTCATAATAATATCTCCTTCATAGATTTCTTTTCTGTTCTTGTCTTTAAGACCAGTAAATTGCATTACATCGCCAAATCTTTCGTAATTTTCTTTAAAGAAAAAATTTGATGGTTTAAGATAATCAAAAATAAATTCTTGGTCATAATCCATTATTTTTTCTTTTTTATTCCAAGCTCTGAATTTTATTTCACGCATATTTAAAGTAATGTCATTTGTCGTTCACTGACAAACTTCTTAAAATGATATTTCTGCCAGTTATTATTAGGAAATACAACTTCTAGAACTCTCTGAAGCATCGGATAAATTTTATTGTTCCAATAGTAGAGTTTATCGTATTCACCTTGATACTCTTCAGGAATTATATTTTTCTTAGTTTTTGAATCTACTACAATATACTCTATCTCATTTGACTGTAAAACACCCTCTTTAGCAATAATTTGCTTTGCAATATTTACATGTGGTAAATTAGTCTTGTACGTCTCAATCGGTCTACTCAATTTGACCTGAATTATTAAGTCATCCATTTTGATTTGTCCAGTTCTAGTAAAGTCAAGTAATTCCTGAATAAAATCTTCTGCTTCATCAACTGTAAACTTGTCAGAATATAGAACCCTTTTGATTAATTCCAATTGCTTATCACAAGCAATACTAATATTGTTCTTCTTAATATAATCCATCCCTCTTGTATACATTTCATTTGTTTCTTTTCCTTCTAACATTGATAATCGTCCTGTATATGTTTTTTTGTCGACCATTAATAACATGCCATAAGTTTTCTCATATTCAAGTTCAATTCGGCAATCTGACATATTGTATTGTTCTTTCAATACTGTTTGTAATTTCTTATGAAATTTATCGAGTGTTTTTTTCATTTCCAACTTCAATGTTTCTTTGTCATCATCTTTAACAAATGTCGAATCTGTATCACCATAAATTACACTAAATCCTTCCTCTTCAAAAAATTGTTTTGCAAATTTTAACACCCATTGACCAAACATCGTAATTGATGTTGCTACATCATACGAATACCATCGTCCATCTCTTTTCCCCATTATCCCATATACTGAATTTGATAATTCTTTAACTACAATCTCATCACTAACAACTCTTTCCCATTCTGGTCCAGAATTCGTTTTATCATGTATCATTTGAATCTTTTTCTTTTTATATTCTTTTCGTTTACCAATTAATCCTTCTATTGTCAATTTGATTATTGAACTTTTATCATCACGAAAATGTTTTCCAGTTCCTGGGTTTAATATTTTTCCATCTTCATCTAATGTATCAAATCCAATATTCGACGACATAATTAATGTCGGGTATAGACTTTTGAAATCGAATATATGTACATTTCTATGTACTCCACGATTTGGTTCAAATACAAATGCTCCTTGATAATGAATATCTTCGGTATCATAATCTCTAGTTGGGCAATAAACTCCATTTGCATGAGCAACTCTAAGAATATAATTATCTAATAATTCTGAAATATAAAATTGACTTGGAAAAGTTTTACACCATTGGCATTGTAAAATCATCATATCTAAACATCCAATCTTTGCATCTAATTCTTTTAATAATACTACATCTTGAATATTATACTCCTTTAGTTTATCTGGATACTTACGATAAAGCTCAATTATTTTAATTCCATCATGCTTAACTTTTCCATGACCTAAAAAATGCTGTGAAATATATTCAAGTGAAAATTTTTCAATATGATTATCAAATCTAAAAATATGTCGAAATCTATCTAACATGTCAATATGTGTAATTCCTTTCCAAAACTTTTGAATTTTCCAAAATTTCATCCGTTCCTTAATGTACGTCAAATCAAATGGTCCACTATTCCAACCAGTAATAATATCATACTTTTGAAATAACTCAAAGATGTCTTCTAATAATTTCTTTTCGCTACGAGGATTTGTAAGATAATATGTAGTACCTTCTCTATCAATTGCTGCTAATGATAAAATTCTTTCTGAACCAACTTGAATTGTTGGTTTTGAGTCATCTGTTTCAATGTCAAAATATAAAATTGAATAATGGTCTTCAATTTCAATGTCTCTATCAACACAATATCTCTTATCTGAAGATAAATCTGACTCCAATGGTTTAATGTCATTATCTTTTAACCATTTAATTAGTGATTGCTTTCCATCTATCTCGTATTTTGTATTTTTATTTTCAGTAAATAATTTTACGTAATCACCAATGACCTCATACCTATTCAATAATCTAGATGATTTTAAATCCTCAATAACTTTTTCAATTCTTTGAAAATCAATCAATGTGACAACCAAATACCAATCGAAGTTATTGTGAACTTCCTTCATTTTAATCCCATTTTCCTGATATTCAAGTACAACTGTGTCTTTAAAGGAATATGAGTTAAAAAACTTGCGTTTTGATTTAATTTCTTCTAACATATTATATGTGCCGACGAAATAAATATTGACACCTTTCCTGCTTCCAATTCTAATTTTTTTGAAATTGAAATTAAGATGTCATTTAAAAAAACCAAATCAATTGCTAACATTTTCTCAACATTGCTAGACCGAATGAAAACTGTCAAATTCAATCTAGTTTTATCACAAAGAAAATGAAAAACTGACAAACAGGGATATACTGGAGAGGCCAAATCATCAATATGATTATACACTAATCCTCTACGTGAAAGTTTATCTGAAATCAACAGAGTGACAACTGCATCTAACTGAGATTGTATCAATGGTAATACTATTTGGTTTTCATCATCTAGAACTTCTTTTTCATTCTCTGTCAGTTTCAAGTTAAGAATATCAATTGACTCAAATTCAAGAGTTGTATTCGTCAATTCTTTAGTCCCTTGAGTCAAACGTTTGATGTATCGAGGAGTTCCATAGACATAAATCTGTTGTACAAGATCTTTTATTTTTTGTCTAATTTTTGTCATAATTATATAATTTCAGTTATAATTCGACTATTTAATTCTTTTGCTAATTCTAAAATTTTCTCATTTGAGTAATGTTCCTTATCCACCAAAATGTCAAGTTCATGATACAATTTCGTAATTGTGTCATATTTTTCTTTTGAGATAAGAGTTGAACCCCAATAATACAAATCATCAATTGGTGTATTTGTAAAATTCATATCAACTTTTGTCTTTTGATAAAGGAAATCTCTATCATGATAGTCAAATTCATCACCATTCTTTGGAATGTAAAGACTTGTTGAATATGTATTTGTTCTATCTTTAGATGCTTCAGTTTGAAATTTGAAAGAGGTTTTACTTTTATCAAAAACTTTTTGTAATTCTGGATAAACTGAACAAACTCTATCTGCCATTTGTTGAGCAATAATATTTATTGGCCAAGTTTGACTCCCATCATCAATTCGTTTTGAATAAAATTGAATCAATGTCATGAGATTTATCTTCATAAAAATAAAAGTCTCAAAATTATGTGGTGTAATTTCTCTTGCAGTTTGAATTGATACGTCTAAACTATCAATCATTCTTGCATAAGCCAATTTAGTTTCCAATGTAGCATTGATGACTGAATCTAATACATCCTTATTCTTAGCAATACATTCCTCAATCAATACATTCCCGTGAGTCAAAAATCTATCACCTGTACATTGTTGACTGTAAGTCACACCAACTCTATTTCTGACAATTTGATGAGTGTCAATTCTAGTAATTCCTTCAATTCTAAAAATAAAATCAATTGTCTCAATACCTAAACTCATTGCCTTACCTGATAACATTGTCGAAAATGTTTCTGACATTTCCTCTTGAGTTGCTCGTCTAGATTCTTCTCCATCTTCACTCCACGTGGCTTTACAAAAATCATAAACTGCTGGCATAATCTTCTCTCGATCAGGAGCATATAACATTTCGACGTTAATTGCTCTTCGGTAATCATGAAATTTAGTCAAAGGTATTTGACCAAATAGCATCCGATATGGGTGAGTTTTTGGTGAGAGTGAATCATTGTGAGGCATATTGTTTTCTATAGTAAATTAATGATTTAGTCAATCCTTCTCGTAATTCAATCTTAGGTTCATATCCTATTGATTTTGATTTTGTAATATTTGCACAATAGAACATAGGTTCTCCTTTTCGGTTTTCTGCTAATATGATTTTTGATTTACTCCTTAATTCTTTCTTTAAGTATTCTGCTGCAGAAAATAAACTTGATGTTTTTCCAGATGAAATATTATAGATTCCAGTTTCCTTTTCTTGCATTTTGAATTTGTCAAAGTCTTTACATAGAATAATCATACCATTGACAGTGTCGGAAATATACGTGAAGTCCATAGACTTTTCTTTCCCACCATAGATTGTAATATCTTCATTTTTCAATAACCTTTTAATCATCAATGGTACAAATCTATCTGACATATCATATTGTCCATAGACATTCGAAAATCTTCCTATAATTGAATCAATTCCATCTGTTGTATGATATGCATTTGCTAATGCTTCTCCGTAAATCTTACTTGCAGCATACTGATTTGAACAATCAGTATGTTTAGCAAAACTTTCACGTAAATCTCCTTTTGTCGATAATAATTCATTACCATATACTTCTCTTGAAGATGCAAAAAAGATTCTTCTGATTCCCAATTCTCTAGCAATCCAATAAACCTGATTTGTCATCATGCAATTATGAACCCCTAATGCAGTATCCCGAACTACTGGAATTACTCTTGCATTTGCTGCCAAATGTACAATCAAATCAATCTTTTGAGTTTTCAATCCTTCAACAAAATATTTGACTTGATAGTCATTTAGTAGATCAATAATTGCAGTTTTTGAATCTACATCAGAATTCCATTGATTATGAACCTTATCTAATCCTATGAAATCAATTCCTAACTCTAATAACTTTTCACAAAATGAAGTGCCTATCATTCCCGATGCTCCAGTAATAAGTAACATAGTATCATTTATTAAGTTTATAATCTTTTGAAAAACGTATTACATCTTGTATTTTTGACGGGTGCGACCATTGGGCAAATCTCCCAAGAAAATGAATATTATCCTGAGGTGGTTTATTTTCAGAAGTGATAATTCTTCCAGTTCTGTTAATGAAATATTTGTCAATCTTACTATCAGGATATAATTTCTCAAATACCTCTTTCGGCATCACTCCAGTGAATTCATAAACGAAATCATTGTCACGTTTTGAGACTCTTGTATAAAATTGTAAATCTGAAATATAAATCATCTCGAACCGACTATTATACCAGACTGGAGGATTTTTTGTCACTACGAATGTCACTGGGATAGAATTAAGTAGTGGTTTAATAGTTATACCATCAAATATCAACCAGAACAAATTTGCTGGGATAGTCGAAATTAATTCATCGTAATTGTAATCATTATTCTGACCTCTAATCTTATCAGGATAAATTGACATAATCTTATCTTCAATATACTTTACTTTGTTTTTCATTGCATCAATAACTTTTGAAAAATCAATTTTAATTGTATCAATAAAATTTTCTGGAACTGACAATGTCATATCTGAAATCTGAAATCTATTATCGAGATCATTCCATACTGACATTTTCCTTTTGATTATTCTCGAATTCATTTCGGGAGAACATATGTCAAAGACTTCTCCATTTGAATAATAACCTATTTGAGTCTTGTGTACCTCATAATCAAATCCTAAATCTTTTACTAATCCTTCTGTTTCAGGTGTCCGATGCATCCATGTCATATTATAAACACCATTTGACAATTGACCTCCAATGTCAGGAGAGACAATTGTAAAATTGGGATTATAATATGAAAAGATAAGGCCAGAAATACCACCACCGATCACGAATTTTGACATAATTTTACCAAATAAATTTAGTTGCTTTTTGATAAACTTCAAGAGGTGACAACTTTGATGTATCAATCCGATAAATACAATTGAATTTTTTAGCTTTCAATTTATTATACATTTTCCGATATTCATTACTGACTCTCAATCGTTCCTTCGATTTTATTACTGCATCAATTGGCCGGCGTTCAAATAAAATTGAATCTTTAGCATCTAAAAAAATAATAATTGGTTTTAATTTCTTATGTATATCCCAAATATAAGATAAATCAGTCTTTCGTTTATAGATTTTTGAATAAACTAAACTAGAAAAATAACCTCTATCAACAATAAAATTACATTTACTAATTAGTTGACCGATTGTGTTATTGAAAATCCAAGAAGCTTCTTCAATATTTCCTTTTTTGAAAAATTCCTGAGATTTAGGTAGTCGAACAATTGGTCCATATCCTCCTCGATTTAGTCGGTTGACTAATTCGGTTTTTCCTGACCCGTCTGGGCCTTCAATGAATATTATCATATAATTTATTATATCAAATTTGAATACTATTGTAAACTATAAAAATGTTAATGAAAAGTTAACAACTTCATTTAAATATAACATCAAAAATTAGAAAACCATTTGTAATATTCAAGTTGGTCCTTTGTCATTTCTTTTCCTTGTGCAGGACCTGTAATCATTTTTGGTTTGAGTCCAAGTTTAATTCGGTGGATTTGGTAAAGTATTCTTCCAACTCTACCATTGCCATCTTCGAATGGGTGAACTGACTCAAAATCTTTATGTATCTCTTTAGTTTTTTCTTCTTTCTGTTCAATTGTTGTACATCCTTTTGCTAACATCTCATAACATACTCTTATCATCAAATCTGTCTTGATCAAATATTCAGAGACAAATATTTTTGGATGTCCACCGATCCATACATCACAGTGTCGTATTTTTCCAGCAATATCTGGTCGAATACGTCTCATCAATAGATAATGTATCTTCAAAATGTAATCAAGACTAATGTTGTCAATGTTTGCTTTAGCATATTTCCAAGCACGTAAAGCATCTTCTAATGCTTCTTTTGAATATTCACGCTCAATCCAATTGCTAAATTTGAGAATCTCTTTTATTTCGTCATTCATAATGTCTTTAAGAGCTTATTAGGCAAGTCATAGAACTTGCCAGTAAAATCTCAAATTATTTTGTAGTCAAATCCAGAAAAGGAATAGCACTTCCAGGAACGAATTGTGTCGGTAAGATTCCATTCCACTTATTAATTGCCTGTAATTTGACATAATCTGCACCACCTTGCTGAGTGATAGCTTCTGCTTGAATTTTAATTGCTTCTGCTTGAGCTTGAGCTGCAAGAATAGTCTGCTTTTTCTGTTCTTCTACTTGCTTTGTAATATTTTCTTGTTCCAATGCTTTCTGTTGAGCAACCTGTTTAGCTTCTACTGCTTTTTCATACTCATTAGAAAATGAGAAATCAGTGATTGAGAACTGGCTAACAACAAAATAATTGCTCAACCGATTAGTCAATTCTAGAGTAATCGCATCTTTAACCTTTGGTCTTTGTTCAATCAGTTCCTGAGCAGTAAATAATGCAACTGCAGCTTTAACACTTTCTTGAATTGCAGGATCGATAATCGTTGATTGATAAGTCGTACCAACTTCTTGATATATCTTTGCTGCTAAATCTGGCTTAACATTATAATTTAAAGCCAAAGAAACATCCACTGTCTGAATGTCTTTTGAATATGATTGAGTCTTCGTTTCAATCTTAATGTTCTTGACATCGACTATCTTCATCGACTGTTTGAAGGGAATCAACCAATGTAATCCCTCACCTCTTACATCTTGAGAAACTGCTCCCCAATTCAAGACGACACCTCTTTCGCCAGCATTGACAATAGCAAACGAACTAAAGATGACTACCAGTAGAAAAATGCCGATAATTCCACCAATAATCAACTTAACTAAACTTTTTGTCTCCATAAGTTTTGTTATGTTAATTAATTAATATTGCAATAATAACTACAGCAACACAAAATAACCCAAATAATATTGCAAAAAGTATTTGATTATCTGTAGCTTCTTTATTGAATTTCATATCTATTCTCAAATTATTTATTTTAATATTCCATGACGTGAACAAATTCCATCTTTTAAATGAAACAAACATCTTCCGACGTATAATCCATCTGCAGTTTTTTCATTGACTGGACAATTATGTGGAAATGTTCTTAAGTAAATTCGTTCGTTTTCTGTCATTTCGTAAATTTTAGTAATTAAAAGATGCTTATTCTTACTATAAGGATTTATCATCGCATCAATCAATCTGAATAATTTGTGCATATTAATGTAGAATTAATTTAAAATGCCAAGGTTCATTTGCATAACCGGTTTCTGCAGTATTACTAGCAGTAAAACTTTGCTCAAATCCATATTTTGATGCATTGTCTTGCAACCATTTATATTCAGGTAAAGTACTAAAATCATTTACAAGTTCATGTCTTTCAACTGAATCATTTCGAACTCCATTCTTCATAGGACATCCACCAAAGTCAACTGCAAGTCCGGTTTGATGTTCACTTTGACCTGGTAAAGCTACTTTTGATTTATCACCAGTTTCTTCATATAATTTTTCTTGACTTTTAGCACTTCTATATCCTGACATTACAACTAAACACATTCCATCTTGCTCTGCATCTTTAATCATTGTTTCAATTGCTACTGCAGCAGGAAGTGAAAGATATTCACTTTCGTGAAGATAAGATGCTCTACGGGAAAGTTTAATAATTGCATTAGGATAATTTTCAGGACTTAACGTTTGACCTTTATAAATATGAGTAAATCCATTGACATAATTCACAACTGACTTTTGATTTTCTGCCCAATGGTTCAGACTCAATTTTATTGCTATATATCCAATCCCACTAAGAATAGTAGCAACTATAATCGCAATTACTATTGCAATTAATTCTCGTTTAATACTTTGTTTCATACATTTTTCATTAATTAATTATAAGTAATTCACTTATAACTGAATAGAGCAATAATTAAATTATTTCTTACCTACTTTTGTCTCGTAATATGAGACCTTTCGTTGCCATTTGTTAAAAATAGTCTTTGCTCGTTTTAGACGAGTTTCAGATCTCCTAAAATTAACAACTGCACGATCATACTTTAACTGAAATTTTTCATCAGTGGTCTTTCCTTTTTGTTTTTCTTTGATTCGTATTGGATATTCTTTTATCCAATCAACATTCCATTTATTAGTAAAGTCATGCGCATAATTATGATGATCGATATCTTCATAACCATACCCAATTGAATGAAAATATTCATGAATGAGAATTCTTGCAAATTGCACTTTGTTATCATAAGAAATTTCATTCTCATTTCCAACAATTGGCCAATAACTTGGATAATTTTTGATATCTTCCTCCTGACCAAATGGTATTCTCATTGCTGACGAAGAGTTCTTTCCATCTACCCAATAGACATTGTATTTATTTTCTAAATCAATCTCATTTGGTTTAGATGGCATCTCTCGTTTAATACTCCATTCTCGTGGAATTCTTGCCATTATCCAATAGCCATTTACCGTTGCTCGACCACTCCAATGAGTTCCATTTAGAATGTCAAGTTTGAAATGTTTGTTCTTCCTATGAAATGGAAGTTTTGGCCGCCTTACCTTCTCAACTTCTTTGACACATCTGCGGAAAACCGCTTTTATGTCTGAAGTTGACCAAGGTGTAGAATTTTTAATGACCATACATTTTTATAAGCTCTATTCAGTTGTCAATGAACTACCTATAATCATTATAACACATTTGTAAAGGTTTGTAAATAGGCCAGTTCTTATCTAATATTAAACAAATTCAACTAAATGAAATCTTCAATTTTACAAACATTTATAAATATTAAGATTCAGACTGAATAATTGCTGTATATGTAATCAAATCAAATATGATACTCTGTGGAAATTTCTCACCTTTTATTATCTTTTTAATGATGCTAGATATCAATCCACCAATTACTGATGTATTATATGCAATTGCTTTAGCAGTACAAGGTTCATGGTCTACATTATTTTCATCTGGTAAATCATTCAACCAGGTCATTGGGGATCTATATGTATATATTTCCATTTGTTCCAATCCCATTCTACCATCAATGATGTACTTTGGCCAATGATCATTTTTGATTAACTTCTTTGCTATGTTCTTTCTTATTTTTATACTGTCAACTGCAACAATTAAAATGTCTTCATTTCCAGTCATGTCATATTCTGCAGCAACTGAAACTACAAATGTCCCATTCTTTCTTAATTTCTTACCTAAGGCAATGGCTTTGTTTTTCCCGATATCGGTTGTATCGAAAAATTGGGAGGCGAGATTTTTTGATTCAACAATGTCAAAGTCGAATAAGGTGATATTGGCAATCCCAAGTTTTGATAAAACGTATCCAGTCCAACTTCCAATTCCCCCACATCCAACAATGGAAATTTGCGTTGATTTACTATCTGGTGGGGTAAATACATCACTTTGTCTAAGGTATCTGTCTTGATCTTTGATTTCCATAAATAATTTACTTTATTTTTAACTTCTTTCTTACATTTTTCTGCTAATATTTCATCATATTCTTCTATTGTCTTCTGTTCAATTTTAATATCTGGAATTATTATTTGTAAAGGTTTAAAAATATCAACTCGACATAAATATTCCATTCTTTTATTTACTACTAATGAAATACCATATCCTGAATTTGACCATTCACTAATTTCACTTCTGTCTCGTGGTGACCAAAATACTCCCATCGTGTTATGTGAATGCCACCAAAGGTTCATGTCCTTTTCTTGTCCCTTTCCTCTTCTTACTAATTGTGTATAACATTTTGCTAGTTCTTCACTTTCGATCTTTGTCATTACTGGTGAACATGTTTGTTGATATATTTTAATATCATAACATAAAAAAATATTCGGTGAAAGTTCTCGTACTAATCCCATTCCAGAAATTTCAGTATCACAGAATATCGTATAATTCCACAGTTTTTGAAATGTCTTCGGTTCAAAAAATAAAATTGGTTGAATTTCATTCATACTAATTTGTTGTGACACCTCTTAATCTTCCATGCAATTGTTGGTCATACATTGGATGAAAAGTTGCTGGTGATGTATTCATCTGTTGTCGATTTATAAATTGACGACCTAATCGTCCAAGTTGGTGTCCAAACATTGAAATGAATTCATCTCTCGGTATCATCGATATAATTACATATGCATCAGTTGTCAATCCTATTTGGTCGAGATTCCCAAATGTAATATATTGATATCCGCGGGAAGCCCAATCACTAAATGAATGATGTATCTCAGAAAAGACAAATGTATAATCAGTATCTGGATAAAAATTTGAAATTTGTCTAACAATTGACTCAATTACTGAAATAAAATAATCAACAACTCGTAAATGTTCTGAATCGGGGGTTGCAAATTCTCTTAATCTTGAAAATCTACGAGGTGCCTCAATATTTATGATATTTGAAAAAATTGATTGTAATGCGTGGTTAAACATTTCCGGACCTTCTCGTAATACTACTCGATATTGTTCATAGAAAATTTCTCGATAAACTCGCCCTTCTGATGTTATTGTTGACCCAATGAGATCTCTTGCCCCTTGAATCATTTCGACACATTGCCCCGAATTTGTACTTGTCGGTCTTTCACCCCCATTGTAAAATGTAATTATATCTTTTTTGACTATTCTATTTATTTTGATTATGTCAGATAATTTTGTATAGTGAATTGTAGATGCTTCATTAAACCACCTTTCAATTGGGTTCATGTATGGGCTTTTATATGCTGGAGTTTCTAAAAATGAAATAATTGAAATAATTAAAGTATTCAAATTACCCGAATCTAAAATTTTACTAATATACTCTCCATTCTCTCCCCAACATACATTCTCGATTATGCAAAAATGTTCATGTCCTCCCGTAATATGCTTTCGTGTCAAATTTATAATTTTAATATCATGTCGACCACCATAGCAGGATAGACGGATTAAAAATCGACCTAACTTACCATTCGATTCTACGAATTTCGTATTGGTATATACTAATTCAAGTGGTTTAGTAATAAAATAAAACCCAAACTCATCATTCTTTGCATGACCGAATGATTCAATTAGTCGGTTTCCGGTCAATGAAAGAATCGTTTCATAAAAATTTGTATTGCAACTAATCTCGGTTTCAAGTATTTTGATTTTCTTTTTTATCTCTACAACTCTTTTCTTTACTTCTTTAATAAATATTCCACTTGGTAGTCTAGTTGTAAAATCGAAAAGTTTCAATATCTCATCTCTACAAACTGCTTTAACTTTTCTATTCTTTGCTTTTTTATACTTCCGATATTCTGAATCAAATGACTTTAATATTGTCTGATATAATTTCACTTCCCTCTTTTTATCTAATTTTTTATTTGAGACGTATAACAAAAACCATTTCTTCATTGCTATCATGTCAGGTTTAATGTCATCAAATCCTATATTTACAAATTGATTTGAATAAAAGTCAATCATCTTTTGCTTTAATACATTGACTTTATGTTCTCGTTTTGATGATTCTGTACTTACCGGGTCTAATATTGTATTAGAAAAAACTCCTTGAGCAACTGCATAACTAGTATATAGTGAATATTGATCACTCGTAACTGAACCGGATGTAGTCATTGCAGTCGTCCAACCATCTAAAGTTGTAGATCGACGAAATATTGAGGTGTCTCCAGTTGTGACCATAAAATTAAATATCACTTTCAGGAAAATCAACTTTTGATTTCCCTTGAAGTATTATTTAATACCACCTTCTTTTGCTCCTACTATTGCAATAACTGAATTCTTTGTTGGTATAGTCTTCTTTACTTCATCATCAGTCAACTTTGTACCATTCAGATGAACTTTTTCGTTCTTTCCTAATTCGTAACCATTATCATCTAATATCTTTTTGATTGTTGAATCAGGATTGACATATTTTACATCCACTCCAACTCCCAACCGACCTATACTGATTTTGATTTTCTTAATCTCCTCTTCTGACTCAGATGGTTTGTCTTCTTCAGATGAGGAACCTTTCTTAAATAATGTCATAAATATATTGTTTAGTTATTACTCCTCATCTTTGACTTCTCCCTCTGATGTAAGTTCTTGTTCTGCTTTCAATTCGTCATCCATTCCAAGAATTTCCTCGTCATCTTTTACTTTAAGATTGTCAAGGAATGCTTCCTTGATTCTCTTTCTAGCTTTAGATGCATCTTTGGCTGACATCTTCTTCAACATTTCAATAATTTCTGGTCTCTTTTCATTCCATAATAGCAAAGCCAACAACTTATCTCCTTCACAAGTCGTCTTCTCCATGAATAATCCATTACAATCTTTTCCTCTTGGAGAATCCTTGTCAATTAAATCGTACTTCTCTAAAAGTGTTCTCTCATTATCTTTGCAGAGAGATGCTACTTTCTGTAAAATGTCTTTCATAATTTGATTATTACGTTTTTAATTATGTAAAAACTCTTTCGACCTATTAAGAGTTATAATTTTAATTTTCTTATTTTTCTAGTCTTGATTTTTTGATTTTGTCAATATGATCCTGTATTCTCTTCTGAATTGATTCAACTCGCAATGTCCAATTTTTTGATAAAAATGGTGAAACATGTTTTCTTATCTCTTCTTTAGACATCAATGTTCTAGCTAAATGTTTCTTATCTTTCATATACTAATAATTATTTTTTAATCGTTTACTTGTCTTGTTAAATGATTTACCCAAACGAGAAAATAATTCCTTCTCATCCATACCAACCAATATGCAACGGTTGATGAAAAATCTAAATTCGTCAACCAATTCATCTTTCAATTTATTGATGTCATCCTTTTCTGAAGTTTTTTTCCAAGGTTTATGATTGATAAATCGTAAACCCTCAATGATTTCTTCAATTGTAAAAAGGCAATTTTCACGATACAATAAATTTCGTTTAGAATTAGTTAATCCTGACTTAATTCCAGATTTGACAAGTCTCTGAAATTCCTTCTGTCTATCAAATAATTCGACAATATCATAATATCTTATTTCATGTTTTAAAAATTGACGTCTTGATTTGTTGCTCATAGTTTAAAAGGTTATTAGTCCTTGAGACATAACTTGGGTGGAAAATCTTTACTGAATCAATACCATTGTCTTTAAGTGTCTGATATACCCAATTGCCTAATGAAATGATGGCTTTCGGATTGACTAATCTGATTTCAGAGATCAAAAGATCCATTGATAATAGTATATCATTAACATCTGGTAGATTGTTATCTGAATGTGGATATTTGACAATGTTTGTGAAATAATAATCCCCAGGTATGTATTTATCTAAAATCGGTTCAAGAACAGTATTTGATTTTGTTACTTTTTTCATCGTCCTCCCTGGTCGAATTCCAATAATCATGTATTTAGCTAACAAATTTCCAGAAGGTGGACTATCATACCATCCTTTTCTAATCATTTCTTTCCTTAACTTTTTGAATTGCTCAACTTTAAAGTTCAATGAATTTTCTAGCAATTTCTGTTGCATCATATAATTTAAGTATCTGTTTCTGTCTATCCAATACTTCTTCTCTAAACTTCATATCATTTGCAAACTTTTGAATGTTTTCTATTGTCATATCAATATACGCTTCATTCTCAACCCATAATTCATCTCTATCATCATACGGGACATTGTCTACCCAATTCTTCTTCATTGACATAATTGGTGTATCGTAATATATTGATTCAAGCAATACATATTCCATTCTTGCACCATCATTACGACATTTAGTCGAATGAACAGTGAGATTATAATTTGAATAGACTTCAGGCAAATCACTCTGAGGATTGTATGCCGGTAAAATTCGAATATTTTTATTTTTAAAAATATAAGGGGCTACATTTGCTTTAGTGAAAGTCTTATCGAAAAAATTATCAACTACCATATCTGACATACTCCACAAAATTATACTTTCAGTGTATGAACCGTAAAAATCTAATGACCATTCAATAATGTCTCCAATACTATCAAAAAATCTATATGTGAATTCTGGCTTTTTAACACTACTCATACGGTGAGGAAAAACTGCCTTCAATGCAGTAATCTCTTTCTTTTGAATCTTAAGTTTCATCAAATCAATATCAAATGGTAAACGTACAAAATGAACTGGAATGTCTGTAAAAGTTTTGTATATTCGAACACTTGGTTTTCCTGCACTAAAAATCTTGACATCTGGTCTAATTTTGATTAAATCATTATATAAATATCTTTTATATGATCGATTATAATTGTGTTCAATATATGCAATCTTAAACTTGTTCGATTCTAATACGCTATAATCTCCACCATTCAGATATCCTGAAATTACAATCACATAATCATAGTTCTCTAATTCAGATTTCATCATGTCTTTTTTTACTACTCGAAATCCCTTATCTTTTTGATTCTTACAAGTTCTCCCTGACTTAGATTCCACAACAATATCACATTCATGTCCAAGTTTCTTTAATCCTGACTGTAGATGTATTGCATAAGTATATTCTCCACCTGTAGGAACATTTGAATATAGATGCAAGAGTGCAATTTTCATAATTCAATTTTTAAAAGGATTTTATTAGTACGAATAAAAAATTACCAATCAAATTACCAATCATAATACAAATAAAAAGTTCAATTGATAGTATAATCCAATCTTTCCATGTTTCAATTTTAAATTGTGGTGCTTTCATATTGCAATATTAAAATTTACATTCTGTTGGTGATTTATCATTTCTAAGTCTTACAAATCTTGGATGTCGATATCTCTTCTTTGTTTTTTCCTGTGCTTCAAATTCAATTACTTGACCATTCAACTTTTGAATATTCTGACTAAAATAATCTCTTTGGTCATCTGTCATTCCAGAAATAGTTGCAACTTCTACAATTTCATCTCCGACATATTGACCTATTCGTAATGCACCCATTGATTTTTTATATTTACCGGTTCCTTCTGTCATCCCAATGATTATACCATCGAACGTATCGGTCTTCTTTACTTTTATCCAGTCCTTTCCACGTTTGTCTTCTTGATATTGACTCATTTTATGTTTTAGTATAACACCTTCTCCACCCTCACTAACAATCTGATCAAAACTAGACGGTTCATTTGGTAATACTCGAATCAATTCAATGTACGGATTATGATAATTCAATAGAAAATTTTGAAGCTTTAATCGTCTAATATTAAATGGTCGATTACGTAAATCAGTTCCTTGGTATTCTAAAATGTCGTATACAATATATTTGACTTTAAATCCATCTTTAAGCATTTGCTGAGCTCTCTCCGGAGTCGAACCCATTAGAGATACTGTATCACCGAATGAATTACCTCCTTGTATTTCTCCATCAATAATTGTGTTTTTGAATTTTAGATTTTTCTCACATACATAACCCATCAAATTCTGAGTCTTATCAACCATCTCATTTGTCTTAACTGATCTTTTTCTACTTGTCAATAAGGGAATTCCATGACTATCATATTGTAATACGTATCGACTCCCATCAATCTTTTCTTCACAAATCCAATCCGGATTATTCCATAATTCCTTCAATTTTTCTGGAGGTAAACTTCCTGCAAGCATTGGGTGAATTGTTTTATGCATATTACTTTCGGTTCCAAGTAGTGTATCCACTTGTACATTTTTTAATGTATTCCAATTCATTTTCGTCATATCCAGGTTCAGTTCCTTCTTTTTGAATTAAAAGGTCTTTATATGATGAATATAAAATTTGCCAATCACCAATTACTGCTTTGTTGTTTCTTGCATTAGCAATTCTTGAAGCTGGTAATCTTTTCCAGTCAATTGTTTTGACATCATATTTATACCTGTATTCAGAAACTGGTTCAATATCTGGAACAATGTATGTGTCCCAAATCATCTTCCATCTAGCATAGACATCTTTCTCTAAATTGAATTCAATATCACCACATTTGAAAATGTCACCTATTTTAACTAATGGAAATTGATAAACGTCATCGATAATCAAGTCCCTTTCAAAATTTACGACAAATAAATATCCAAGATTGACTCCCAATGAATCCATATAAATTGCAAGTTGTTTTAGATATGCAACCTTTGGATGTCCTGCAAGTAAATCATTTTTTGAATATGAACCGTAACTCGTCTTAATCTCTACTGGTACTTCCTTTCCATCATCTCGAACTATTGCATCCATATAACCGTTGATCTTGATTCCCATTCTCGTTATCTCAACTCTATGTTGATCCGGTTTCTCAATCAATACACCTTCTCTATTTGTATAAGATGCTGGAGAGACTAAAATGTTCATCTTTCCAAAAATTTCAACAACCGCTTCTTCAAGTTTCTTTCTCATTCCTAATGCAAACTGAGTTTCAACAGTCATTGGGTTAGTTGGTAGAGTACCTTTGAATCCATGATAGATGTCAAAAATATTTCCTTCAGTTTCAGATGGCCAAAATGCATCTTTCTTTTTCGATCTTGCTTCTCTTTCTTTCAACAAATAATTTCGAACCTGAATTTTTAAATCCATATATTTCAAATTAATTTGATAATCTTCTCAACCTAGATGATGTGGCCAAAGACTTAAAAGGGACATCAAGTCTGTACATCACCCAGGTAGAGAAAATGGCAAGAAAAAAACCTTGCCAAATATCTCTTTATTCTACATCCCCAAGAGTCGGTTCTTCCTTTACTACTTCTTTCTTCACTTTCTTTTTTGCCACTTTTTCTGCTTTTGCTGTTTTTCTTGCTTCCTTTCCTGCTTCAGCAATTTCTTTCCTTACCTTTTGAGCTTCAATTTTGATTGCTTGCAATGATTTTCTTGCAACAACCACGTCTTTGTACTTTGATGTGTCAATCTCGTCAAGATTGGCGACAAGATTTTTGAGTACTTCAAACATTTTTTTGTCGTTATGTTAATTAATTATTTGATAATATCATCTTATCATATTTGTCAACATTTGTAAACTATCTACTTGTTAATGAAAAGTTAACAACTTCTCATAATAATTTCCCATCTTTATTTGCTCTTGTTTCAGCCATTGCACTTGTCGAATATAATTCTACAAATTTTGCTTGTACAATATGACATTTGATTTTAGGTGTAATTCCAGTCAATCTATTTTTTGCTAATGTAATTACTGTATCATCTGAATATTGCATGTCAATCATATCTCCTCCTTTTTTCTGAGTCATTAATTGTCTTTCAAGAATAAAAACATAATCAGATTCCTGCGCAATTCCAGAAGAATCTCTAATATCATTAATAGTTGGTTTGTCTGTCTTCTTTACGTGAGCTAAAAGCAAAATAACTAAATTGTTTTTGATTGCTAAAGTTTTTAAGTCTCTACAAATCCCACCTAAGAATGCAGAATAATTTGAACTCATTTGATTGTCATATCCTTGTTTTTTTGGTAATAAGAATCCTAAATGATCGATCACTACCATTCTAACATTGTATTTTTTGATTCCTTCTAAAATTCTTTTTTCAATCCATTCAATTGTTCCGTTGCTAATTTTCAATGGTGAATAAACTACTGACTTCTTACTCATTCCCATCTCTTCAAATCTCTTCCAAATATTTCCAATCATAACTTCAAATGAGAAAAACAAAACTGGTACATTTGTTTTTGCAATATTACAAGTTAATGATTGAGCGAATGTAGTTTTACCATGACCCGTTGGTGCAGTAATTACGACCAAATCTCCTTCTTTAAATCCTCCTAACATATTTTTATCAAATGCTTCAAATCCTGTTGGGAATGTTTCTAGTTCTCTAACAACTTGTCTTGCAGCAACTTCTGACATTAACATAATTTCATCATCAGTCGTTGGAATTTCTACAATTGGGTGTACATCTAATTGTTTCCTAAAACTTGGATTGAGTTTCTCTCTAGTTGAAATACTTAGAAAGATTGTCCGTAATTCCCCTTCCAGTAATGGTGGCTTATTCTTTTGATTTGCTGATTTCAACATTGGCCAAGCAAGATTCTCCCAGTCAAGAGGGTGTATTAGTGGCAATAATGAACCTGCATATTTCGTAATTGAATCATTTCGTCCTCCTTCTGAAGAACCTAGATATTCTGGCAAATCTTGAGTCCTGACAAATGGTTTTGATTTTTCTTTAATCTCAAACTTGTCTTTTGGAAAATCTGCAATTGATATAAATGATTTCCACTCATATGTACCTTTGTCAGTCGTACTTGGCGGGACAATTACATAACCTCCATCATTTCGGATATCCATAAACTCTCTAACTCTTACCAGATTTTTGATTCCTTCGCAATATTTGTAAAACAGATGAACTCCTCCACCTCCAGTTTTTGATGTCAAGGTCGGAGGTAAATCGTCATATTTCCCACCATTTTCAACATCTACTACTGTGTATCCTGAAATTTTTCCAGTCACAATAGCAATATTGATATATTCAAAATCAGTAAACCATTTGTCGAGTTCCTGTATTGTTGCTATTCGGTTCTGATATTCGGCCCAAGCAACCAGTGGCCTTTTGTCTTTACCCACTGGAATTATTGACATCTTTTTTTCTAAATATGTCTTTGCTGTTGTATAAATTGGAGAATTTTGATAGTCTTGCATTTAATCAATATTTGGTAATAAACCATTATGTTCTTCTAAATATCTCCTTGCTGTCTCACTAGTTGGATTAGTTCGAATATACCGTCTAAATTGTCGATCATTATCAATCTGCATTAGTCGATTTTCTTCTTCTGATGTCAATTTTTTTGAATAATTAGAATTCAGTCGAGTAATCACGTTATCTGTTAAAAAAATATTAACCGAATAACCATTGTCTTTGTAATATTTCTCAGTTAAACTGAAATATGCATCCACAAATTCTTTCATTTTCTCTAGATTATAAAGTTTGAGGTATTTTTGAGTTGCTTTATTAAATCTACCAAAGTTGGTAATTGTTGGTTTAATTTTGAAAATTTGCAAATATTCATCAAAAAAGTATGTTAGAACTTCATCTGCCTGAGTTCCAAGAATCTTGTTTTTGTCAGATTTACTACCATTAGGTTTAGTTTTCTTGTCAATTTTGGTACTTTCTAATTTTAAATCTATACGGTGAAGCTTGTCTTCGCCAATCATAAGATTAACATATGGTTTATTATCTGGTATAGCATTGTCCATTTGGGCAGTTCCATTTGCCCATTTGGGCAGTTGCAGCGTACCGATTTGGGCAGTTGCATTTGTCGGAACTGACAAATCAGGGATATCAATTGAATACCAGATCGTTTGATCAAATTTCACAGTGTTGTAATTACCAGTTTTGATGTACTTCTTATTCTCTAAGTTATTTAAAATACGTCGAATTTGTTTTACTGTCCAAAATGGAAATAATTGAACAAAAGCATCAATTGTGTTATACATCCAATAACGTCCATCATAAAAATTTGTATTGTTTGCTTTATTATGTTCACACCAGAATTCAACATTTGAATACATTATTGCTTCTTCTACTCCAATATCTTTTGCAATTTCTGGATCGAATTGCATCTTAATTTTGCATCGCATATTATTAATGTTTACTTTTGAATAAAAATACAACATTCTTACATTAATAATACATTCTTCAATACTTTCTTAAAATCAAAAAAACCACTCGTCTTAGAAGAGGCTCAATGTCCACAAACAGACACGAAAGATTTAACCTTCTCCCTTCCAAGACGAATGGTGTTTTCGATAATGTTTGTGATTTTGAGCATATTCATTTCATTGGTATTAAAGTATAATTATACTGATGACCTCAGAATGACCCTGTTGAATAGTACAAGTAAAAGACATATATTCTATAATTCAACCGATTTCATCACTTCTGAGACCTCTCTAGAATATTTATTTGTCAAAATTAATTTACCATAAATTCATTATAACAAACTTTTGAATTGATGTAAACTGATAAACTGTTCATGAAAAGTTAATAACTTTACTTGTTCATGTCAACATTCATTGAATCAGTTTGAGGTAACCGAAATTGTCTTTGAAGTTCATACAATCTATGGTCAATTGTACGAATATGACGTGTCAATGCTTCCATCTTAATCATTAGAAAATCAGCACGTCTTCGGTGAAACATCGAATAGAATTGTTCACCGATATATTTAGTTGTGAGGACTGAATCAATTTCACTATTAGTCGTTTTTGATTTTTCAAGAGTTGAATTCAATTCTTTCTTCGTTGGAATCCAATCTGAAGCAATTTGAAATTTTCTCCAGATATAAGCAAAATCTGATCTTGATTCATGATAACTAATACACTCTCCCAAAGATTCTGAGTATCTTGAAAGTCTCCAACGTAAATCAATTAAGTCATCAATAGACAACCCATTCAAGTCATTAAGATTGACTAATTCATCAATCTTTTTGATTAATTCTAATTGAGTCGATGAAACTTGACTTTCAAAAAATTCAATTTCATATTTTTGAAATGTTGATTCCATCGAGTCAGTTTGAAGATTATTTTGCATACAAACTTTTATCATTAAATGCATTTACGAATTTGACAATATTGTCTTCGGGTATGAAGTATCTAATACCTGTTTTTCCTGCATTTGCAGAAATGACTTTCGTGCCTAACAAATTCTGAGATGACATATCTCGTAAAATCCACTTACGTAAAGTCGGAAAAGATTTAATCCAATAAATCTTTCCAGATTTAAAAAGTTCGTACATCGTGTACATTTTCTCATTCATACTATTTAGCTTGAGGATTAAAGGGGAAGTTTTCCGGCATAGCAGTCCCCTTTTCAATTCTCGTTAATCTCGATTCAACATTATCAAGTCTAGTCTTAATTGCTGAAATTTCAATATTTGGATCAACCTTTGGAGTATTAAATTTCAGAGTCTTTTTACCATTCCACTCATCTTCATAAATTTCAATATCGACAATATCACCTTGTGCCCAATATTGATTTTCTTTCCCACCAAATCCATTAATCCATTCTTCACCATATTCTTTTGTCTTAATACCTAATGAAATGTATGGTTTTCCAGTTTTCTTGCTAATTTTGTTTTGTCGACCAACGTAAGTTAGTTCGACTTTTACTAATTTTTGATTTTCCATAATTATACATTAGTCAAAAATAGAATCTTATTTTTGACATTTTATTACAGAATTTAATTGATCAAAGATGTATTTTGAACCAGTATCATTTTTGATTGTCGTCCATTTAATTCTTACGACTTTAAATCCTGCATTTGTTAATAATTTATCTCTTTTAGTATCACTTAATTTTCTTTCAGGTTGTTCATGTTGGCTTCCATCTATTTCTAAATCAATCATATTGTCAGGTAAATAAAAGTCAAGAAAATATCCACCTTGTTTTTTATCTATTCCTAATTCTTTTCTTGAAATATATTTTTCTGATTCAAATTTGATATTATGTTTAGATAGAAATTTTTCAACAAATAATTCTGGAAAACTTCGAATGTTTCTAGTTTTCCAAATGTACCATGTCCCATCTTCTAATTTTCGTTTAATTGTTTGTTGAATTTTTTTCTTTCTATTTTCTCGACGGATTGGATCTAATAATACTTTTTGTATTGATTCTAGAAAAATTTTTCTATTTTTAGGAAGACTTGCTGAAATTTTAGCTTTTTCACTTCTATTTTTTCTTTGATCATCAGACAAATTCAATTTCTTACCTTTCATTTTATTCGGTTTGCCTTTCAATGATATACTAAGATTCTTTCTCCATTTTTCTTTATCTTTGAATATCATATTAATCAAATATCGAATCCATGCACTGCTGACACAGTCCACTCAATGTGTATTCTTTTCTTGACAAATTATCTTTAAAACTATCATACGTCACTTTTTGTCCACATGACGAACAATTACTGTCTTCTTTACATTTTTGAATATGTGATAATGAATCTTCAATAATGTTACTCATAAATTGAAAAGGGGTATCAAGAGTAATACCCCCTATTTTGATTTTTACTTTTCACACGTTGAATGAATAAATCGATTTGAGACAATGGTATACTGAATTGTTCCATAAAAATTCGAACTAATGATTCAGTGGCATGTAATACATCGATTAATTCAATTGTCGACTTGTCAATATCTCTTTTGTCAAGTTCGACCCGTAATTCATTCAATTCATCAACAATCTTACTGATTTGCACTTTTGACGATTGCAAATCTTTGATCCTTGGGAAATTGAACTCCATTCGTCACCTCCTAAATTAGTTGGTTTATTTCGTCTCTTAATTTCGTCAAAACTAAAATGTCAAATTCAGAAATTTTCAATTTATTCTTATGAATAACAGAAAGTTCACGAATTACACCTTTTGCTTTATGTATTGCTTTCTCAACTCTTACACTTAAATTGAAAGTCGAATCATTCATTGCCTGATCAGAAGTATACGTCTTATTAGTTAACCATTTTTCGACGTATTTATATTCACCTGCTAAAATCAACCGACGGATATCAATGTAGTCTTTGTAAGTTTTGATATAACCATTTTTGAACTTGTCAATTGCTAATTCAACGTAATCTGGATATTTCTTTGAAATTTCAACCGGAAAAACTTTATGCATTGAAGATAAAGCAAGAATATACGACATTCTCATATTCATTTCAATGAGAATACTTTTAACTCTTGGTGAAAAATCTAAAAGCATTAAATACTGTGAAACAGTTGCTTCTGGAATACCAATAGCTTTTGCTAAATCTTTTGTAGTTAAATCTAATGCTTGTTTAAGCAATAGAATTGCTTGAGCTTTTTCCATTACAGTCCATTGCGAATGTGTTTCCTGCAATTGAAATCTGACAATGTTTCTGTCTACATCATCCAAGTCCTCAGTGATAATATTTATTGGAACTTCTTTCATTCCAAGAAATTTAGCACTCCGATAACGTCTTTCACCATCGACAATTAGATACTTTCCATCTTTCATTTTCTCCACAACTATTGGAGTCATGATTCCTCTGTCTTTGATTGACATTTGTAATTTCTTCATTTCTTTCTCAAAGAACTCTTTTCTTGGTTGTTTTGGGTCTGGAAAAAGTTTTTCCAATGGTACAATCTTGATACTGTTTTCATACACGAGTTTTGCACACATAGTTTTTAGTTTTGATTGTTTGATTTAATCATCAAATGCAATCAATTATTTAATTATATTTACATTATAACATATTTATAAATATTTGTAAATACCTATAACTTTTTGTCATTTATTTTTTGATTAATTCTCTAAAAAATAAATTAGCAAATGCATTCAAAACTAAAGCTTGACTTCTCTCTTTACATTGATGTTTTGGGAATAGTTCTTCTAATTTTCCTGCTAATTTATCAAAGAATTCTTGTTCTAAAAATATCCATATTATTCAATGTTGAATTTACGTTCATCCTTTCTAAGTTCTCGAAATAATACATTCATTGATATAATTGCAGTATTATCTAAAAAAGTTTTACTAAAATCAATCTTTGAACATAAATAATCTAACATCTCAAATAATGTTGCTAATTCTTCTTTTGATAAATCTTTAATTGGTTGTGACATAAAATTATTTTGTTAAATCATTAATGACTTTAATAAAATAGTCAGTACTTTTTTTCCATTCATTAATTGTTTCTCCCAGTATTTCGATTACTTTTTTTTCTCGTTTTAAACCCCATAAACAACCTAAGTCGTATGACACAAAAATCATACAACTTACAATGAGAGATATCATTACAATTTGAACTATTGACATATAATTAAAAGTAAATTAATTCTTCTAGCATTCCTCCATCAATCATTCTTTTTCTGACTGATAATTTTGTTTCATCATCAATTAAACCTGCTAACAATCTTTGATTCCCAGAATCGAACATTGCTACAATATACATAAAATTATCTCCAACATTCTGAAGGTCTTTTATCTGACTAATTTTTTCAGTTGCATAACCATATTTGTCATTATCTGTATCTACAATTTTCCATAACTCCATTGCTTTTGACTTTAATTCATCAAACAATTTAGAATCAGGAGGAGTATAATATAGTTTTGACGTATTATTTTTTATAAATTCTAACAATTAATTTCGGTGCACCAAATTTGATAGCTTTTAGATAATCATCTTTTGACATTGCAATATCAAAATGATCTTTGTCATAACGTGAATTCATTCGATCTGCAATACGTCCGCAGCCAACTTTGTCAATACAGACTAATGTACCTGGTAAATAATAATTATTAGCAACCAAGAGTTCTCCATTATTTATTGAATTACAGAGATCTTCATTAAAAGCACCGGTGCAAGGAGTACTATCATTTTGATTTACGTCTCCAAGATTGTATGCTGTAATTATTGCTGGAAATTCAGTAACTAATTTCTTATCACTAATACGATAAGGTTTGTCATGTGATCTTGGGAGAATACTTCGATTCATTGGTAAATGTGCTCTGTAATAATTGTCTGACTCATCAGCAAATGATGTAAAAACTGGAAATAATAGAACTCCTAAAATGATAAGTTCAATTGTAATACTCTTTTTCATAATTTTTGTTTTGATTTTGATAAATTCTTTAATGGAAGAATAGAACAGCTAAGTCGTTGATTTAATTTTTCAAAACCATGCCGACCGCCTTAACGTTCCACATAGATGATAGGTCCCAATTGACAGCCAAACCTATTGCTAAAAAAAGCAGGATTATTTTAAAGGCATTTCAGGAAGGTGTATCATCTCTCTCCTTTGACGGGGAGTTAGATTTTTTATGTACAGTTTACTAATCTTAGTTGCAACTTTGATTAGCGAGAACCGCTCATCTTGAGTTGGGTTTCACTGTATTTTTTCTTCCATTAAAGAACTTACCTGTACCTTGCAAATGTGAGGGTTTGAGAGATTTTCTCGGGTGCCCCTACTGGCGACTCAAACTCTTTGTCGCTAAATCCTTTTGCGGTGGAGCTATATAAAAATAAGGTATCCCCTATTCTTACTTTCTCCTTTTTACAGATAGGCAACTGATAAGTTTGAGTTTGAACTTAACAGTCTTTTACGCATAAGCAACCTATCAACAACGCCTCAAAATCCCACATTTGAAAAGTACTTAATCTACTAGTTGACATTCTTAAATGATATGCATGATGTCATACCCTTGCCCGTTCAGTCCTGCAGGACTTACCAGGGAGCTTTTGACATAATCTCCAGCAATTAAGAATGACAATTAATAGACTAATATTGTAATGTTCTGAAAAGAGTGGAAAGTACAACTATGAGACTGGTTTTCGGACTAAGCCGAAAAATGGTTTCTATCTCTATGTTGTACTCTCTGTATTTTCAAAACTTTTACCAATCACCCTAGAAAGGTTTGACCAGTAGAAAGTATCAATGAACTTATTTAACTGTATAGATTCATTATAACAAATTTATAAGTGTTTGTAAATAGGTGAATTTTTGTTTAATATTAAACAAGTCTAGAAGTTATTAACAGTGAATCTTACAAACATTTATAAATAAAAAAAATTCAAGTGTTCATGAAAAGTTAATAACTTTCTAGTTTAACGGATTCTAGTATCATATATTCTATAAGTTAAGATTCAGTATTATTCTGTTGTCATCAGATTGATGTCAGATATTGGTCTATATGTCAGTCATATATTCCTATATTTTGTCTAGTTTTCCTTTCTAGATGTCATCCAGATGTCATTCTTTCTAACATTTACAAATTAAAATGACCCGTCCTGAACCTGCCAGCATTCTAAACCTAATTTACGCCAAGTCTCAACTACCTGGTTCCTGTCATCAAGACACAATATCACATTGTACTTTAGTAAAATTTCTTGACGATAAATTCTCTCTTTGATTATGCAATCTTTTTCATTATTTCCAGCAGGACGAGTATAATATTCATCAAAATCAATTAGATTATCTTTCAACCATTTTTTAGTTTGTTCTTCACATTCACCATCTCTTCCAGTAGTGATAAGAATTTTATATCCTTCTTTTTTGAATAGATTAATTACTCTAGCAACCATGTGATTCACTTCATCTGTGTGTACTTTTGACCAGTCAAAAATATTTCTTCCAGTTGAAAGTGCTAGTGTTCCATCAATGTCACAAATTATTGCTTTAGGTAATGATTCATCTTTTTGAATATATTCTCGACCTTTGACATATTTGTTATACATTTCAGAAATGACTTTATTTCCTACAGGTTTTTCTCTTTTAAAATCTCGTTCAATACATACACTCAATGGTACATTCAAAAAACTATCATTGATCTCGAAATCGGCATTAAGTTCTATAGCAAGTACTTTTAATCGTTTTTCATGAAATGGATTGAAATTTGTATCATCGACGATAATAGAAAATCCTGAAAGTATTGACTGTTTGATTAATGCATCTCTAGCATCTAAGATAAATCTATCTTTGTCTTCTTTCCAAATAGGATATTCAGAATTATGCAACATCTGTCTTAAATCATCCTTATTTATTCTTTTAATTTTTCCATTACTTTTCTTTACTTGCTCTTTTGCCCAAGTCGTTTTTCCTGATGCAATTAATCCTTTTGTCATTATTATTTTCTGTTTCATAAATTAATTGGAAAATCTATAAATAATTTAATTAGCTTTTTCTCTATTTCTTTTCTACATTCTTCAGAACAAAAAATACCGACTGAAGTTATGATTCCTTCTCCTTCAATTTCTTTATTACAACCAATTCTATTGCATATTTGATTTTTTATCATAACATTACTCATTATATTTAGGTCGTTTTACAATTACATTCACTTTCCCAATTTGTTCAAATTCATCATCATCAAAAGTCAAATCAATGTCTAATTGTTTATCTCCAAATTTTCCCTTTGGTATAACTTTAACTGAATCAGTCAAACCTAGTTTGTCAACAATCATCTGAGCATAATCAAGACCCCCGGCAGACCAGACAAATACTTCGTCACCATTATTTGAAAACCATCTAAGAACTTGTATCAAGTCATAATCAGGAACTTGTCTTTTATGTTTTACATCAATTTTCCAAATCGTGTCATCAACATCGAATGCTATTTTCATAATTTTAATTTTTTGATTACGTCTTCTAGTGAATAAGGATAGAAATTATTAGTATCAACTCCAACATCAAGTTGTCTAGGTTCTAAATTCGTTAATACACCATGTTCATGACCAAATATGTTTACACTCCCATGAAATGATGCAGGCCACGACTTAAGTGGATAATGACATAATACTAATTGTACATCATCAATTTTAGTTTCAATTATATATGGTAAATTGTCTTTTTCTGCCCAATAATCGTGAGACCCCTTTATAAAAATATGTTGGCCATGCATTCGTCTGATATAATTTTCTGCTTCATTTTTCTTTCTAAAAGTAAAATCTCCAAGATGATAAGTTATGTCTTCTTGAGAAACTACAGAATTAAATCTTTTGATTATCTCATCATCCATCTCTTTCACATCTTTAAATGGACGATTACAATATTCAATTATCCTCATATGTCCAAAATGTTCATCACTTGTAAAAAAATATTTCATATTAGTGTATTAATAATCTTTTTTTAGCTTCTTTTAATAAATCCTCGTAATCATAATACTCTAAAACTTTTTGTCCTTTTATTTCTTCACTATCATACCATAAATCTTCAATGTCAATTCCTCCTCCTCCATATTCAATTATCATTCCTTCATCTGCTCTTCTGTTAATCCATTTTAAAATATTTAAAAGATGACTATCTTTTAATTGTTTATATTTTATTTCATCTCCATTTTGTGTCATCCAATATCCTTTCATTTTGATTGTTTCCATGCTCGTTTCCAAGCAGAAAGATTATATTTATCTTCATATCTAATTTCTTTTTCTGTTCTCTGTTGATTCTTTATCTTTATTGATTCATTGACTACTTCTAAATTATTTTGAATTGTATCATGATGGTCAAATGTTCCTCTATCATTTTCTTTATCAATATGCAAATGAATAATTCTTGCATTATATTCTATCACTGCATGAAATTGACCAAACTTTATTTTCTTCTGATATGAATAAGTATTTTGACCATATTGTACATATCCACATCTTCTTAATAATTCAACTGGATCCTTTGATACTGTAAATTTCATACTAATTGTCAAAACCAGTCACGTCTTCAAGACGAGTAACTTCTTTGTCTAATTGAGAAGTTTCCCATTCATAAAAACGAAACGATTTAAGTTTATATGCTTCAAAAGAGAATAATCCTTCTTTTCGTAGAACAATTCCTTCTTCAGCAACTTTATTTTTACACATGAAACAATCTTTGTCGGTATAATCTCTTTCGAGATTTTTTATGAACTCTTCATGCCAATACTCCTCAGGATTGAGTTCGGGATATAATTCTCCTGCTTGACCTTGAAAAAATACATGAATATAATTCAATCCATACTTTATGCAGAATTCACGTATTTGATTAGTTGACAAATCTACAACATATCCATCTATATTCGTATGAGTAATTCTATAAACATAACATTTCTTTTGTCCCATTGCACACCCGTAATCATATTGAGTTTGAATATATTTGCCTCCTTTAGTATATCCAACACATTCACCATAGACGGTATAACCCTTTGGTATTTTGTCTTTAAGTTCGTCTTTGATATCTAACCAAAGGTCTCCATCATAGAAATCATTTTTGAATTTAGTCTCGAATTCATTCTTTACAACTTTTCTACTTCCATAAAAATAGTCATATTCAGTATCAAGAATTTTGATGCCTAATATTTTGAATGTCTTCTCGATTATATTTAATTTTTTCTTACCTAACACATGACCGACAATGAATGAGGTCCCATGAAGTTTGTAACTCAACATTATCTCATCTTGTGGTTTAATCATAAAAGCATTCTTTTTAAGATTTTCTGTTTCAATATGCAACCGATATTGGTTTTCTACAAGTCTAGAAATTCGAGGTTTCTTACCTTGAAATCTTTGCTGTGACTGAGAAACTACCGTAACATACTTCTTTAACAACAAAATGTCATTAATTGTATCAAATTCTTTACCAACCCTGTCACTCAGATGATCTCTAGTAAATTTTTCTACTACAGATATAGGTACTATATAGCCCATTGATCTTTCACCTCTGAGTTTCATTGCACGTACTCGACAATTCTTCTCAAAGAATCCAGATTGAGTTTTATCTTTGTTTAATTCTTTATCTCGAAAAGAATTATTTTGTGCAAGAAATTCAAAGTTAATCTGACATTCAAGAGGAAAAAACACATAAAGATCTCCATCTTTTGCATTCATGTCAGTAATAACTGTCTGAAAATCAATAATGACAGTTTGAAGTTTGTCAGCATTTGAATGTTTTTTGAGTCCTTCTAATCTTACAATTTTTGCAAGATAATTTTTATTAGCATCTTTTGAAATTGATATCATATTATTTAGTTTTCCATCCTTTTAGATGTTGATAAACGTATTTTTTAAGGCGTGTTACTTTTTTAATTATTAGTCTATTCTCATGTAATAAATTTAAACTTTGAACCGTAATTGTTTCTCTGATTAGTTTTGATAATGTTATAATTTCTGTTTCAATTAATTTTCGATTAAGAAGAATTTCAATATAATCATATATCTTTCTTCGATTTAGTTTTGATGTTTTATAATTGCTTGGCATATTTTTAAAATTTTATTATTTTGAATATACTCAATATACCAATAAGTGTACAAGTTGTTGACACTATTACAATGTTCAGAAATATCCAACTATTAAGTGCATCAGTATCAGAATCTTTAATTGCTGATTCAATAACTTTATACCAAATAAAAAGATAAATAAGTAAAGCAGGTACAAACCAAAGTAATTGATAATTCATAAATTTAAAATTTTATTACATTACGAATTAAATACATTGAATGCATTCCTGATGCACCACCATTATGAAAATATATCATCTCACCAACGATCATGTCGATAATCCCTAAACCTCCCAGATTGTTCTGGATGATTGAACCTACTCGTAATGATAGTTTACCTTTGTCGACTTGCTCTTTGAATTCAGAACGATAATGTTTCATCAATCCACCAGATCCACAAAAACTACATTTCCATTTATTCATTTTAGCATCATCTTGAATTTTGTCAGCTTTATTACCACAATTCAGACAAATGACTTCACTGTCTTTTAAGCATTTTGAATCTAATGAAAGTAATTCTTGTTCAGTTAGAACTTCTTCAACATGTACAATATTCATACAAATATAATTACTTAATTATTTCTTTTCAAAACCATTACAACTTTCAAGCCAGGTAGGATCAAAATTAAAAGGCCACAAAAACCAACCTTGACCCTTTCCATAACTATCACCTTTGACCTTTGCTTTTGAATTAGAACAACAAGAATGTGCATCACCTGGAATATCTCGTCTAAATTTACAATTGTAGCAATCTGGTTTCATAAATATTTTGGCTTGATGAATTTTTTTCCAAATTTATCAAGTATGATATATAATACTTTATTAAGTATATATCCCCTTCTAAAACTAGAAAGTATTTTTGTATCTTCAATTGCAAGAGTCTTTTTCTTTTCATCAATTTCTGCAAGTTCAATTTTGATTTTCATAATTGCAGATTTCCAAACTTCTTTATCATCTGACTTTAATACTTCAGAATACTTTTCTTTTATTTCAGTTCTAGCCTTTTGGCTTATCTCTAAACGTTTCATATTAGTTATTTGGTAAGTTTATTTTATCTTCAGGTAAATCTTCTCCTAATGCTTCCCAAATTTCTTCAATTTCATCACTATCTAAATCTCCATTATCATATTTTTCTATTATGTCTTCGGCTTTCTTCATTTGAACATCAGTCCCAATCCATTCAATATTTTGATCTTCGTCAATTCCAGAAATAGACATTCCTGAAATCTCTCTAATTTTATCGTATATAGTCATATTAATTTAGTTTAACAATTTATTTTACTATTATCATCGCATCTGAACCTTGGTCTTTTTATTTTTCCTAACACCCAATATAAATTATCAAGTGCCACCGTTGTTGCTAATTGCATCAATGCTCTTGGAGCATTAATGTCTACTGTCGCTGGACCACAATCCAATACATGTTGATTATCTTTCGTGATTTTTTCAATCATTCGATTTATGTCATTTTTACTTTTCATATTAGTTTTTGATAAAATTAGTTTCTAATTCTGAATACCGTTACATTATCTCAAGAACTTTTTCTTTTGATAATCCTGTTAAAGCACAAACTGTCGTAACTGCAAACATGTTTGTGACTCCACTTAATCTTACATCTTCATAGGCCATAAATTCTGCTTTTTTGATTGTCATACATTTTTGTAGTCTACCAGCGGAGGAGATGAACAAGGAAATAACGAATAACCTCGTCCACCTGCTTGTCATCCTCCGCCACTGGCAAACCGTTATTATTTTGAATTATAAATCTATCGTTTCTAAGAAATCAATTGTCTCATTAGAAAGTTTACCGATATATTCGGTCTCAAATTCTCTATGAGTAAATAATTTCTTATCAAACGTCCTTTGGTCAACTTCTTCAATCTCTAACTTTGCACCAATCAATTCTTCATATCCCATTCCAGAGTCTAAAGAACCATCTTTTAACATTTGATTTGCTTTTGCTAAAAGCTTTTCTTTAGAAGTTTCACCGTAAATTTTGGTTGCGGCATATCCACCTTCTCCACCTCCCCAATATTTGCCCCAAACAATTCCTGTTGCATTATACATTTTCATACAATTTTTGATTACGTTATTTTAATTAGATTATTCTTAGATGTTTCCCCAAGGGATTATTCCATTTGTATTATGTAACCCCATTGCATCTTTTGCTTTTTTAAGAGACGAGTAACGTCCACTGATAATTGCTGGAAACGATTTTCCTCCATTGTAGACTTCAATTACGAAATGCTTTTGATTTTCAATTGCTCTCCGTATAAGATATTCTTGATCATTTCCTCTTGTTGACTTAAAATGATATTCTTTTGTCATATAATTATTTTAATTTAATTTATAATACTTAGTCCAATCGGCTATAAACTTGAGTTGAATAGCCAAGAGAATTAAGATGTTTTGAGATATTTCCAAGTGCTTCTTCTTCAATTGTATAATATCCATTTCCATCATTATTGTTTGAGAGTCTTACTTCATATCCAGTCCATTTTCCTTTATAACCAAACCAATTATGAAATCTTTCAACTGTGGCTCCATCATCTTCAAGTTGTTTGATTAATGGTTTGTTTTTTGGATCTCTATCAATGACGAAAGTATTGAATCCGCACCAGAAAAATTCTTTTTCATGGAAGACCTTATCTACTCCTCCACTTCCTACTGCGATATCAACTACTCCTTCTCCCTGTGATTTATATTTTGCTAAAACTTTCTTGAATTCTTCATTGTACATTGCTTTGAGTTCTTTGTACATATTTATCTGTTCACTTCTGGTTAAGTTGTTTCCAGTTAACCAGAGAAATTTATGATTATAAAAGTTTTAATTTGAGTCCTTATTTGTACATCCACATCTTCCATCTGTATCTTCAATTCCTTCACAAATCGGACAAAGATTTTCAGAGTAAAAATCAGTCATGAAATTTACTTTTTTAGTTGTTGATAAAGTTTTTAATGCTTCATCATGATTATTAGCTCTTACTTGTGTAATGATTTCTCCATTTTTGTCTGTAAAAGTATAAAGTTTCATATTTTTTAGAGTTGTTCTTTCAGAGGAAGAAAATTTAATTTTCTGCTATTGAAAGAATCGTTATTTTTTTTAAGTTTGTAAGTTTATTCAATTGTAATGAACTATCCTCTTTCCAACCACCTATAATCATTATATACCATTTGTAAAGGTTTGTAAATAGGTGATATTTTGTTTAATATTAGGTTAATCTAGAAGTTATTAACAATGAATTTTTATAAACATTTATAAATAAAAAATTCAAGATACTGAACAAGTTAACATCTTTTAACCATAAATTGATTATAACATATTTATTAAAGTTTGTAAACTACACAAAAAAAACCACCTATTTTTAGGTGGGATTTTAGAACCTGTATAATAATGAATATCTCACTAAAAGTTTTTACCCTTTGGAATTGAGTCAAATAAATCAGTCTGGATTGTTATACCAAATGGTAGAGTCCTGGCATTTACAAAGGCATACAAACATGCTTGAGCTGCTCTGTCAGAAGTTATTTCTCTATTTTGACCATTGATTATAATTCCAAATCTACCCTTTGAACCAGGAGTACCTTCAAAAATGATCTTCTTTTCATGAGTTGCTATGAAATTTTGAGTGTCCATAGTTGTATGTTTTGAATTAATAAAAATATTTTGCAAATAGAACACTTTACTTCGGTCATATTTCTTAATTTCCTGCCAGTATGAATCTTTAATTTCACAATAAGTTAAACTGTCTCCATCATCTATAATCTCAACACCATGATTTGTCTTTCCACTTGGTGAGAGTATTCCATCACCATCTGCAAATTTTACAATACATTGGAGTGGAGAATAAATTAAATTGGAAAGATCAGTAGCAGGTTCAATATCAATTTGAAATCTTTTCAAAAATTCTTGCCCTAAATCTTTCATTTCTTGAGTTATTAACATATGGTCAGAATACTCACCCCAATTATCTGCTATGTTAGGATGCATTTTTTCTGGAATCAAACCATAAGCATAAATTGAATTGCTGATGTTCCACTGAGTATTTCCATAAATTGTAGTATTGCCAAGAGTTCCAGTAAATCTTGGAGAAAAATCAACTAATCCATTTTTCATGTACCCATTGTCATTAAGCCATTTGACATCATCTACAGAATACAATCCTTTTGCAATTTTATAATTCATCAAATTTTCAATACTAAAAAGAGTAGAAAAAGTAATGCAAAAATTTGTATCAAATGCTTTTGTCAATCCTGCATTGATAAATTGTAATTTTAGTGCCGATTTGTAGGGTAACCAGTTTTTTGTATAAGAAGTCTTTATCATACTTTTGAATAGCCCCATCACTCTGATAAGTGATTAGCAACATGCGGTGGTTCAATATTGCTAATACTTACCAGAAGGATGAGGCTATTTGAATTAATTTGCAAGTTTATTTTTACCAGACTCAACTACTTCTTTCAATGCCTTAACAGCACCCTGCTCTGCAAGAATTTCATTTCCAAGTTCTTGCATCTGTTTTTGAAATTGTTGATACAATTCAATGTCTTTTTTTAACTTTTCCTCTACTTCAACTATTTTTTTCTCAATTTCCATAAATTTGATTATTAACTATTTTATAAATTCGACCTTTAATATTTTGATTTTATTTATGAACAAAATTAGCAGTAACCCAATCTTTATCTGCAAAAGCATGCCAAGCACCATTTAGATAAGCCCAAACTTCATTCCATGTAGTATGATAAAACAATATGCCATTTGAAGCTCCAGTCGGTGGAGTATTTGTAGTAAATAAACGGAGAGAACCTATCATGTCTAATCCTCCTTGATTCGTAAATCCAGCATTACTTCCATAAAATCTAGCAATAGCACTACCATCATTATCCTGAATCTTTAACATATTCGGACTTGGCAAATCAATAATTGCATCATTGCTACCTCCCGAATCTACAAAAATACGAAAGTAATTATTTCCAGAATATCTGCACATTAAACCATATCCTCTTTCAGCAATAAACCCCCAAATTCCAGTAGCTCCTGGGTCTTGTCCAATATACCCAACAGCTACAGAAGTACTTTTTTGAATTGCAATACTTGTACTAACTTTAAATGTTCCAGAAGTAATATTTCCAAGACCTGGCCTAATAGTCGATAAATCAGATGCATTGTTTTGAACATCAACTAAAGCACCATTTGTTGCAATATAACCAACAACATTAAGAGTTGAACCATCCCAAGTAATTCGATTTCCAGCAGAATTTCCAATTGAAAACTTTGGGATGCTACTGACACTACCAAACCAAAAACCTGTTCCTGTATTATAAGCAGTTTGACCACTTCTGATATTTCCATTTGTATCAATAACTATTGAACCACTAGAAACTGTTGCAGCAGCAATCGCACCTTGAAAAGTTGTAGTATTAGCAGAACTATCATATTTTATTCCCTGACCAGTAGAATAATTTCCAATAATCACATCACCAACATCTACTCCTCCAACTTTTGAAACAAATACATCATTTGTCCCATTATTTATTACAATACCAGTATTTGCATCTGGAAATATCTGAACTTTAGGACCTATCGTCGCACTAGAATACGTTCCAGCAAGAGCTGCGACTTTTGTTGACGGGTCATATCCAGATGTAAAAGTAGTCGAACCACTAATTGTTATTTTATTAGCTGCAATTGTTATACCTTCTATTGAAGCATTTATAGTTGCGACAATATTATTTGAACCAACAACTACGAAGTCGACTCCAGAAGTTGTAACTTTTCCACCAGAAATTGTTGTAGTTCCTCCAGAATCTGTAACTGTTAACTTTCCATTGAGAACAACTAATTGTCCTGGCTGATTATCAGCACCATAAACCTGAGTATTAACAATAGTCGAAAGATCATCAACACCAGTTCCAATCGGATGAGTTGGGATATTTGAATTCTGATCCTGTGATAAAGCATTAATTTGTCTCTGAAGTGCAAGAGCAATCCAGGGCGGTCTTACCGAAAGCTCAATAGTAGCTTTATCAAATTCATAAGTTACTGTTTGAATTATAAAAGGCTGAGAAAAAGAATAAACTTGTGAATCTGATGGCATTCTTGGATCAATGATTTGAACTGTATCTCCTGGCTTTAAACTTTCAATATCATAACCCCTTGTCTGGTCTCCATTACTATCAATAACTTCAATAGTTGAACGAACAAATGGGTCTTTATGTTCTTCTAAAAATTTATTTGCTTGAGCATTAGCAGTTGTTTCAACTATGACTTTTGTGTCGACAATTGTATGACTTCTTTTTCCATACAATGCTATTGATGCAGAATCTTGATAAACCTTGTATAATTGAGTCGTATCAGTAGGATCAAGTGGATTCGTATATCCACCGATGAACCGAACTTCATTCTTTAAATCACGAATAGTCTTATATGTGTCAATCTTCAAAATGTCTCGTTCAATAAATAAAGTATGATCAACTGTAACATTAGATTCCTGAAAATGCAATTTATTGTCAACACCGACAAACCAATACCAATCAGCTAAAGACATATCTTTTGCTTTATCAATTGCGTCTTTTACTGTCGAATTATTAAATGTATAATTGACAGATGTTCCAGTATTAAAAACTGTTGAAGTTCCAGTAATTTTACCAGCACTTAGAATTAGAATATTTTTAATGATATCCCCTGGATCAGTCTGTGGATGAAGTGATGATGGATACGTGATAGCAGTATTATGATTTGAATCAATTAACTCAGATGAACTTAAATCGTCAACATAACCAAGGCATGTTACATTAATATATTCATCATTTCCATCAAGGTATGGACTATAATCCGAAATAAATCCATCATAAATTAATAGACCATTTGGTTCTTCAAGATCTTGAATCCATAATTGAATTTCATTTCTAAAATTTATATCTCGATTTGAATCATCTTCATCAATTGAATTGAATTCTCTAGCAAGTTTAATTATTAATTCTGACAAACCCCCATTGATGACAGACTTAAAAGTTGGATCATTAACTACTTCAGACGACCAGGTCGTAATATATGTACCATTCGATTTTAAAATTTTATAATAAAAACTTTTATTATGAAAAGATCCAGTAATTACATTTGCATCAAAAACAATTCCATTATTGAAAAAGTTGATAGTTGAAGTAGCTTTAACAATTGCATCAGTAGTAAAAGTTTCATCAATATTTACAATTTTAAGTAATGCATTTTCTGTAAAGGTTAAATTATTGTCAAAAACTTTAACTACTCCGTCTTCAGTAAAGTCTGAATTATTATCAAAAGTCTTAACAATTCCATCATTACCAAAAATTTGAGATTGAATTTCTTTAACTCTACCATCATTAGTGAAATCTAAATCGAGAGTACCAAATATAATACCATCAATTGTAAACTCAATAAGTCCACTAACTAAACCATCGTCCGTAAAAAAATTATCAAAAGTATCTTGAATGAGACCTCCATTTGTAAAACTACTATTATTATCAAGAGTTTTGATTACACCATCTTCCGTTAAATCTAATTCAAAAGTATCACGAACAAGACAGTCTTGAGTAAAAGTTGTAATGAACGTATCACGAATAAGACCATCTTCAATGAAAGTTTCAATAAGAGTATCACGAACTAAACCATCTTCAATGAAATTCTTATCAAGAGTTTCTCTGACTAAGCCGTCTTCATCAATTGTTATATCAAAAGTTTCTCGAATTAACCCATCAGTATCAATTGCTGAATCACCAATTTCTTGAACATATCCATTATTAGTGAATGTCTTGACTATATTTAAAATTTTGACAATAGCATCATTCGTGAATGTTTTAACGAAAGTTTCACGGATTAAACCATCTTCTGTAAAAATAGTGAGATTATCGAGAACTTTAATGACTCCATCATTAGTGAAATTTTTATCAGTATTAAAAACTTCAATGATTCCATCTTCAGTAAATATTTGTATGAATGTATCTCGAACTATTCCATCATTTGTGAATATTCCGTCAAACGTTTCACGGACAAGTCCATCTTCTGTAAAAGTTGACTCATTGTCTAGTATTTTAACAACCCCATCATTAATAAAGTCTTTATCATTATTGAAAACTTTAATAACTCCATCTTCCGTGAAAGTTTTATCAATATTTAATGTCTTAAGTACTCCATCATTTGTAAAAGTCTGAACACTATTTAGTACCTTAACAATTGCATCAGTAGTAAAAGTTTTTGAGTTGTCTAAAACTTTAACAATAGCATCTTCAATAAATGCTTTGTCATTATTTAAAACTTTGACAATCCCATCATTAGTAAAAGTTTTATCTATATTTAACGTCTTACCATCATAAGTGGTATTTGACGCATCATATTGTATTAGAGCATCATATATCATCGTGTTCTGAAGTTATGTCAAACTTATAATCTTTTACAATGAATAATAGTTTGTCCAGCAATGTCAATATATCTAGAAATATTAACTTTAAAATTCGGTTCAAGATATTTAACCAGTTCTTCAAATTTTGATAAACCCAAAAGATTAAAATGGTATTCAAGAATAATCTCTTTCATCTTCTTTAAATTATCCTCTGTGATTGCTTTCAATATCTCATATTCACTACCTTCACAATCTAATTTAATTTTATTGATTCCGAATTCATCAAGTACATTATTTATATTTTTGCATTTGATTTCTTCTCCGTCTCCTTCACCAATTAAGGAATGCCCTCCAGTATTTTGTTCACCTTGTAAAAAAAGATTCAGTTTTCTGGTCTTATCATCAGTACCAATTATTGCGTAATTATATGTCCCTACATTAGTAAAACTTTCTGTGTTTTTTAACAATAATTTCCAATTATCTTTAACAGGTTCAAAAATATAAACATTTTCAACTTCATTTGATATATCGACCGTAAATGAACCAATATGTCCACCAATGTCTAACCATCTATCTTTTTTAGTCAGTTCAATCATTTTTCGATACTCACCTTGACCTATTACTGAATTCACTACAAGTTCATCAATGGTATCATTTCTGACAATCATTTCTTTACCATTGACTTTAATTTTTCTTGTTTCAGAATATATTTCTTTTTCTAAAGCATTCAAATATGGTACCCATTTCTCTTCAACAATCTTATCCCAATCATATTTTAGCATTTCTTCTCTTGCAATTTTTCCATATTTTTTGATTTTTCCTCTATTAAAATATGCATCTTCTAATGCTTTAACTCCTTCATTAATATCCATCAAATGCCAATGGTTCATCATTGTAGTTGTTAAAGCGTGAATATAGTCATCCGCTTTAACTGTCCAACCATGACCTCTAACCCATTCTGGAGTTGCCGAATAATCAGAAACAATGCAAGGAACTCCACAGGCTTGAGATTCTAAAACTGGTAAACAACAACCTTCTGCACGACTCGTTATCATTGTCACATCAAAGGTGTTATACATTTTTGCTAAACCTGTATTCTGTAAAGGTTCAACAAATGGATTCTTTTGAAAACATCTTACAAATTTCTCAACTCTATATTGTTTTGCTAAAACTTTGATATTAAAACCAAATGGCGGTTCAATGTCTGGATTAGTATGTAAATATAGATAAGCATTTTCTAATTTATTCTTATGAACAAATTCACTAAATATCCGAATCATTCTTGGAAAGTCTTTTCTGTCGAAAATATTCATTCCAACTGTACCTATGATAAAATCATCTTTATCAATTCCTGAATTCTTTCTTAATTCGTCTCGATTAGTCAGAGGCTTAAAGACTTTTGTATCAATACCGTGAGGTATCATTGAATTTTCTATACCTGCATTATCAAGTAATTCTTTTGCAAAATCACTAAAACAAATTCTCTTATACGCAGATTTAGCAGGTTCAATTAAAGGTTCAGTCAGTGGTGCTGCATCAATTGGAAAATATGGAATCCATCGAATACCTAACTTAGGCATAAAATTTAATTTCCACAAGTCGAAAAGAGTAATTACCACATCTCTTTCATATTTATTAAAATATTTTGTAAGAACATCTTCACCAAATTGCTCTTTTTCTCCTGTTTTTAAAATCTGGATACCATCCCAATCCTGGTTGAACTGATGCTGATATCCGTGATATATAATATCGAATCCTGCTTTTTTTAATCTTGTAACTATTTCTTTTGAAACTCTTCCATATCCCGTTTCAACTTGAGGTGAAACAGAACTCCACAAAATTTTAAGCTTACCACCACGCATAAATTTGTTTATTAATTATTTAATTTCTTCTTCTTGTAATAAAACTAAATCACTACGGTCATCATCCATTTCTATTAGTCCATCTATATGGACATAATTTAAGACTTTATAATTCTTTCCTGTTGTGTCATTAAATTGATAACCAATCAAATACACAATATCTAATACTTGGCTTGCACAATTAATAGTCTTTCTTCTTCTAAAAATAAATCTTTGTCCTTCTTTCAAAAATAAAGAATATTTTAATACCTCTCCATCAAAAAGCTGAAAGATTTTAAGTTTAGACCTATCAATATCTTGTGTACTTCTTAATGTCCCATCTTCTTTTTTTTCAGTTAGTTTACTACCATCAGCATAATAAACCACCCAATTATACTCGTTCATATTTTTGAATTTAATTTAATTAATAATTAGTAAGAGAGTTTATTGTATTAAACAACCCTAAATAATTATCTACTCTCTAAGTTTCGTCATATCTGAAAGTAGTCGTTTCCTGAGCCAATGTTCCTGCAACTGCGGAAGTAGAAACTCTCGCTTGCAAAATAACATTCGCTGAAATAACACCAGTCGCAGCGGTAATCGAACCACTAACTGACAACGGAGAACCCGAAGTATAAGTTTCAATGTTGGTTGTAGCAACACTAGAAACATCACCAGTAGTTCCAGCAGTTCCAGTTGCTTGAGTATAAGCAGTGGTTGTACCCGAATAAAGAGTTACGCCAGTCCAACCAACGGTTCCATCAGAGAAGAAACGTACATTATTGATCACATTAGAAGGAGCAGTATCTGCATTCAGATAGACTGTCTTCCAATAACCATAATTCGTTCCTGCAGCCGGTTTAACCAAAGGATTGGTTGTTCCTGGATTGATTGTGTCATCGGTATTGTGTCTCAAGTTTGTGATAGTGGTAGCTGTTCCAGCTCCACCTCCAACAACTTGTTTGACGCTTACTGTAGCACTCATCTTTGTACTTAAATCATTATGTATTTTGATTTAAATGATTGACATTAATTAGTTTATGCTTCTCGACTACAAGCAATGGACAATAGCCCAATTCTGTATATAAATGATGTCATCTGAATGATGTCAGATGAATCTTTATGATTAATATGATAGAATATATGTCTTTCAATACAAACTTCTAGTAAAGGCCACGTTGCGCCATTTCGAAATCGTGTAATAACGTAGTTCTTATTTTTGAAACTAATCGATCTTCATCTGCTTCTTTAGTTAAAGTCATACCACCATAAAAATTTACATTAATATTTGATGCACTCGAAATACCACTAACTTGACTTCTAGGAACAACCATTTCACCAGCGTGTAATAATTGAAGACCTGTTTCTCCAATTATTCCTCCCATAGCATATTGATTTTTACCAGGGACTTCTGTAGCTTGACCACTCCAATTATTAGCCCAGTCAGTTGCACCAATCCTTACTCCAGTATCTGCATTAAAAATATCTTTTCCAACACGATAAAATGTCTTTCCTGGTGTAGAAGTAGAAGAAGTAGCAGAAGATAAATTTAAAGCTGGCAATCCTATTTTTGCTAATGCAATATTTGCCTGGTCAGCCATTACTTGAAATGCAGCAACAATTGCTGGAGTTGCATTACTTTTAATGTATGTTAAAATTTCATCCCAATTTCCCTTGAAATCAATTGCTTGTTTTGCTAAACTGTCATCGTATGCTTGATTTTCTTTCTCCAATTGACTTTTTAAGTCTGTTAATTTCTTATTGTAAGCATCTTCAGCATCAGTTCGTTGTTTAGCATACTTATTCTTTTCTTTATCAATTTCATCTGCATTTAAAACGTCTTGAACAGAAGCAACATCGGATGAGTGTTTATTTAAAAAATCTAATTCAGTTTGTAATTCTGACTTAGTCTGAGCAATTTTTCCTTCGTCTTGTTCTTGACCTAATTCAGTTTCTTGTCTTAATTGTTCTTTCAATGTTTTTGCTTTATCTTGATGAGTTTTAATTATTGCTGCAATGCTATCTTTTTCACTACTAGCAGCATCAACTTGACTTTTTTGATAGTCAGAAGTAGTTGTTGCAATATCATCTTGAATTTTAGACATTGCATCAGCATGTTTTGACATCGCATCATCAATTCCAGAAGCAAAAGAAGTTACCGCATCTTTAGCACTTTTTAATTTGTTAGTTAAAGTATCAACAACATCACCAGCAACATCACTACCAGCTTTTGCATTTTCACCGATTGTTTTAAATGCAAATCCAGCCCCAGTTGTCATTCCCATGAAATCATTTTTTATATCACTAGCGGTTTTTCCTAGATTTTGTGTAAAATGAGTGGTCATATCGTCAAAAACTTTTTTTGTTGCAGCAGTTGCAGTAAATGCAATCTGTGGCATTGGGTCCCAAACTGCTTTTTTAGAACCTGGTATCCATGACTTCATTTCACCAATTATATTAGTTCCTAGTGTTTTAAATGCTTCACCAATCTTACTCAAATTTTTTATACAATCTACAACCGCGGCAACAAACATTGCAGGAAGTTCTGCAACCCCATCAATCAATAATACAAGACCTTCTTGAATAAGTTCAAAAGTAAATTTCAAAGAATCATAAAACATTTTCAATGCTTCAACAACTCGATATGTAGCAGCCTGAACTTTCACCATTGCATCACTATTATCTCCTAATGCATCATTAAGACCTAATATCTTACCTAATATTGCATTCAATGCTGGTACAAATTGAGCAGCAATACTTGATTTTGCTTCATCTATATTGTTGTTTAATCTTTTTATTTGACCAGCTAATGTCTGTGCTTGTATAGCAGCATCACCCCCAAATCTATCACTTAACTGTTTCATCGTATCACCTAATTTGTCAGATGATTTTTTGACCTCAGCAAGATTCACACCTAATGGTACTAAACCCTTACCAACCATTCCCTGTGAAGCTCTTTGAAGTGATGTCATTATAGTTGACAGACTCATTCCAGAACCAGCAGAAGCATCTTCAGCGACAGCTAACATTTTGGCAGCCTTTGAACTATCGATACCATAATGAGCCATGCCTGTCAATGCAGTCGTAACCTCTTCCATCGAGAAAGTAGTATTCTTTAATGCATTATTTACTGAAGTATTTAATACTTTTGACCACGACTCCATTCCTTCTTTAGTATGTGAAACAGCTTCATAAAATTTAGCATTGACTTCTTCATCTTTTTCAAATTCCGAAATACAAGATTTGAGAAACTCTGTAGTTTCACCAACTCCCTGCTTAAACAGTGACCACGCTGCAGTTCCTAAAGCTACTCCCTTAGCAACAGTCCCAACTGATGTTTGAGTCTTCAAAAGTGAGCCATTTAGAATGTCTAATTTCCCTTTGATATCACTAATGTCAGCAGTAAATTTTGCTTCTATATTATTAACTTCAGCCATATTATTTTATTCTTTTCATCTGTTGTTTAAACATTTCAATTTCACTTTTCGACGATGCTTTCTCTTTTTTCGTCCTTGTCCAAATGTCTAGATACACTTTTAATTGCTCAAATGTCAAATCTGAAATATCATCAATAGTCCAACCAGTCTTTTCGATAAAAAATGCAAAAATTTCTTCCCACGAAGCACTATCCTCTACTTCTTTACTTCTCCGATCTTCGTCTCCGTGGGCAACATAAAACCTAATTGAGTTAGAATATTTTGAGAATTTCTAACCTCTGACAATGGAATCAACTCCATTACATAATCATCTGTAATTTTTGATTTATCTTCTTCATTATCAATTGCTTTCAAAATGCAAAGACGAATTGCATAAGCCATTTGTTTGATAATCACATCTGGATCGTCTTTTGCGACTCTTGAATACTCTTGAAGCATCGCAAAATCTTTAAGTGATGCTCTTTTGACTTTTACTTTGTTTTCACCCAATTGTATTTCAAATGGAGTGTTTATTATTTCTTGTAACATACTTTTAATTTTATCTCACGGTTCTTCCGTTGAGACATTAATTAATTATTCTACATCGTAAATCTTGATGTCGGTAGCAACCATATCAAAGTCAACTTCTCCGTAATTTTCAATACTTGCTGTTACAGGCATTGATAAAATTACAGCATTAATCAATTGACATTGAAAAGGTTTAGCATTGTCATCATCAACATAAGACGTAAAATTCGGATTCAAAGTAGTTTGCTGACCATCGAAAAATGATATCAAAGTTCCACTTCCATCGGTAGAACTTGCACCAAAATAGGTCTCAAACATTTCTCTGTTAAACGATTTTACTTTACCAGTCATCTTAATAGTTAAAGATTTTCTTTTAAGAGCAGCCATTTTTATTGAATTTAACTGTCTTAATTGAGCATCAGTAACTGTAGTTTCAATCTTTACATTATCAAGTTGAACTATTCGGTTACTGCCAAAATCTACATAGCCTGAATTAAATGTTACTCTTGTAGCTAATGGAGCACCACCTGGAATTAACGGCATAATGTTTTGTACTATCTTTGTTAATTAATTTTTGCAGTTCGACCTTTTTTACTGCAATGGATTTTCATCCTATATTAATTTTCATTTATGAGTCGATACTCTCATATTTGAAAAATAAATAATTTAGGGTCTTGCCCAAATTCTAAATGTTAAAGCTTTGTGCCAAATTCTTCTATCTGATTCAAACAAATCTGCACCAGTATCCATTCTTTGCCATCTTTGTATTGCCGAACCATAACCGGTATCAAATGTCTGAAAATTTAACAAGTCTTCAACTCTCTCAGCAATTTGCTCAACTTCCAATTCACTTAGTTTTGACCAAATACTAACTTGCATTTGTATCATTCGGTCATTTCTTGGGACTGTATGAACTATCTCACTGATATGATGAACAGTCACCATCGGTAAAACTTCTGGATTAATGTCAACTCCTTCTGGATAAACTCTATCACTAACAAATGATTGTATTATTGAATCATTTTTGATTGTATTAATTACATTTTCGTAGACTGCAAGCATATAAGATTATATTTTACCTAATATCCCTTTCATTAGATTTTCAAACATTTGAGTATTTCTATCAATATTTATTCTAAAATATGGGCGAGGAGCCATTCGTGAAGTCCCATATTCAAGATATGCAGCATATTCAGCAGTGTCTCCTATAATTCCTGTAATTGTCATATTTCCAGTCTTTTCTGCTCGACTATAAACATTACTATATAAATTTCCAGTAACTTTATGTGGTGGTTCTCCTGGCAAACTTGGAATTGTTCCTCGTATATTTATATCTTTTTTGATATCTGTCTCAATTTTCTTAATAACAGCTTTCATTGCTAATAGTGCAGCACTTTCTGCAAATTGTGGTCTTGTTTTAATTTTATTCTGAAATTGGGTTAATCCAGTAAAATTTATTCCTATCTGCATATATCATGGCATTACTAAAATATATTCTGAATGATGTCCAGTCTGTCCTAACATCGTCAAAGCTGGCACAGTACCTTGAACTATAAATTCTTGTTGATATCCAAGTCCAGCAACATCATTTTTTGAATCAAAAACCATAAAAACTCGATCTTCAATTTTAAGAGGTGTCGAGACATCAACATAAAGAATATTTGTTGGTGCAACTCTTTCACCAGTAGGTTTGAATTGAATGTCTGAACTACTTATTTCTAATCGACAAGGTAAATTTACATATACATTCATCCACGTATTGACTGTACCATAACTCGGAGCATTTAATGCATCTTTTATTGGATATGTTGCTCTTCTTTTCACATTGCATTTATGAGTAAATAAAGCCCACATCGGCCCAGAAATTCCTGGAGATACGACTGAAACATATCCATCATTAGACAATGATTTAAACGTATAAGCATTATGAATAATCGCATCGTCAGTAAAATTCTTATCAATATTAGCAATAAGAACATTTCCATTATTAGTAAAATTTAAAATTTGGTTAGCTTTAACTATTATTGCATCACTAGTAAATGTTCTATTATTAGAATATTTAACAATTCCATTATTAGTAATATTTACATCAAATGTATCACGGATTATACTATCGTCAGAAAAAGTTTTATTGAAAGTATCTCTAATTAAACCATTTTCAGTAATATCCTTAGTGAAAGTAACATGTATAATTCCATCTTCAATAATACTTTCTATAAATGTATCACGGACTATACCATCGTCAGAAAAAATCTTACCAAATGTATCACGAGTAAGACCATCTTCAGTTAAACCAGTATTACTCGTATTTTGTACTATTCCTTCTTCAGTAAAAAGTCGATTAAGTGTATTAAGAACAAGACAATCTTCAGTAAAAATATTATCAGAATTTAAAATCTTAATATTTCCATCATTATCAATTGTCTTATTCGTAATCTGTAAAATACTAGCATCTTCTGTAAATGTTTCATCTTCAGTAACCATTCCAAAGGGTTCAAATGAAGCTAAAATTGCTGTTGTATTTTTATAATCTGGAGTAATATTCAAAGACAATGTAACAGAACCAGCTGGTGTTTTTGGTCCATTCGTATCACACAGATGAGGACGTTGTATTGTTCCATCAGACCTTAATGTCGTTCCCACTCCAGCTGTTACATTTGACTGAGAATGCATACATTCAATAACCCAACAATTATCAGCTACAGTTGTTATTGAAAAATTAGACGGTGAAGAACCTCCATCTTGTTGGACTGATGTTGCATCTAACCCCACACCTTGTGATGCACCAGTATACGATGTAGAATCTGCTGAAATTAAAATTGTTTGACTAGCAGTTACAACAACATTATGAGTTCCAGTTGCTGGACCTTTCAAATAAAACAAATATACATATCTATCACCATTACATATCTGTTTTCCAGCAAGACTCATTGCTACACCATTATAAGTCGCACTAGTAACGTAATCATTTAACACATCACCACGAACACCCACAAAAAGTATTCCATTACTTCCTGTACAAGTATGGGAGTAAGTCAAACTATTACTTGAACCGCCATTATCACCACCAGCAGTATATGCATCAAAAGCTATTAACATATTTTATAAGTAGGCTTTATCGTAAATAAACGAAACTGTTAAATTAGCAGAACTAGTGCCATCTGTGTATAATCTAAAATTTGTTCCACCGACTGGAAATAATGGGAAAGCTCCAGAAGAATTAATCTGAGCAATATTCAATTTGATTATAAAATTCAGGAAATCAATTGTAATAATATCTCCATTATGAAATGTATTTGTTATAGTTAATATTCGTATTCCATCAGACAAATAAAATGAATTAACTGAAGAAAGACTATTTATTTGAATTCTGATAGTTGGAAATGCATCTGCTGTTCCATCATTGTAAAATGTTCCAGCAAAGACACTTCCAGAAGTTATCACGACTGAATACGTCTCAATAGTAGAGCTAGTATCATATCCTTTTCCATCTGGAACTAAAAATTTAATACTAAAGGGTGACCAATCAATGTTATATGAATCACGACTAATTTTAAGTTCTTCAACTGTAGCAATGTATCTTCTAAACTGATTATTGTACATAATCTCAAGACTACCAGATTTTTGTGAAGTAATCTTTTTAAAAATATCAACATCTAATTCAAACTCTTGCTGATTATCATCTTGAATATATCCATTAATTGTTATTTCTTTTTTACCCCAATAAGCACTGACTAGCTTTTCTCCATCTCTTCTAGCAATCTTATAAGAAGCTAAAACTCTGACTGGATCACTATCATGTGATGTATTTTCAGTAATATACGTAACTCCATTGATATTTAAACCATTAAAAATGACACTTGTTCCTTGAGAAATAATAATCGCATCATTAGTAAACTCAATTGTATTTTTCAATACAATTCCATCAGTTGTAAAAATTTTATCAGTATGTGCTTCAACATCTGCATCATTAGTAAAAGAAACATTATTAAATGATTTAACCGAAGCATCCTCAGTGAAAATAATTTCATTGTCTTTTACTTTTAAAATTCCATCTTCAGTAAAGTCTTTAGTATTATTTAAAACTTTACTAATTCCATCATTGGTAAATGTTTTATTTATATCAAAACTTTTAATATCACCATCCTCTGAAAAAGATAACTCATTTATTTCTTTAATTTCAGCATCCTCAGTAAGACTTAAATCATTATTTTTAATTTTGACAATTCCATCATTTGTAAAAGTTTCTTCGTGAGTCACTCGTATTACAACATATCCATCTTCAGTGAACATTTTATCTACTTCAGAAAAAATAATTCCATCTTGACCTAAAAAATGATAATTAAAGAAATAAACCAAACCGTCTACAGTAAAATTTATATCATTATCAAAAACTTGTAATACTCCATCTTCAGTAAATGTTTTGTCTATATTTAATATTTTTAATATTCCATCTTCAAAAAAACTATGAGTATTATTCAAACTTTTTAATACTCCATCATTAGTAAAAGTATTGTCATTTAAACTTTTTACTACTGCATCTACAGTGAAGGTCTTATCTATAACAAATTTTACATAACCATCAGTAGTAAAATCTTTATCATAAATTTCTTTTAATATACCATCATTTGTAAAAGAAACTAATGGAGGTGCAGTAAAAATCATCGTTCCATTACTTGTAAAAGTATGAACAGTATAACTTCCATCTACTGTTTTAATTCCTCCAGTACAAACCCCAAAATCAGAAGTCAAATATCTAATTATGACGACACCCGAACCACCATTTCCACCACTAGTCGAACCTGGACTACTATGAGCACCTCCACCACCTCCACCTCCAAGTCCGTCAGTTCCATTACTTCCATTTTGCTGGTCAGCTCCACCATTGCCACCTCCACCAGCCCCACCAAGACCAGTTCCTCCAGCTCCAATTCCATAACCTCCTCCACCACCACCAGCATAAGTCACTGATACACCTGATATCGAATTAGCCAATCCATCTCCTCCAGCTCCTCTATTATTACTACCATTTCCGTTAGCACCTCCACCACCTCCACCTCCAAGAGGAGGCAAAGAACTACTACCACCATTACCTCCTTGAGAACCTGTTCCTCCTGCACAATATGCACCACCACCACCACCACAGCCTCCATTACCTCCAGTACCTCCACCATTAGCATTACCACCAGAACCACCACCATTAGCAGTGATTGTGTCAAAAACTGAATCTCCACCAGAATCTCCAGAAGAATAAGGATTTCCTCCAGTTCCACCATTACCAACAGTTACCGCATAACTACCTACAGAAACATTATGACCAGTAATATATTGATATCCTCCAGCTCCTCCACCACCAGAACCTCCATTTCCGCTAGTACCACCACCACCACCAGCTCCACCACCAACTGCTAAAACATCAATAACTAAAGTGTTAACTGTAACCATTGCGTCAGTGGTGAAAATCTCATTATTCAAAGACTGTACAATAGCATCTTCAGTTATACTTTTATCACCAGAAACATCTCTAATTATTGCATCTTCAGTAAACGTTTTTGAATTATCTAAAGTCTTTAATATTCCATCATTTGTAAAAGTTTCTTCTATATAACCTAAAATATTACTCGTATCTTGTAACGGTAAATTATGAGAAGTATTATCTCTAACTGGACCAGTCAACCAATATAATTGGTCAGGTGGATATGTGCCATACATATACCTGACATTTGTAATATTTACTATTGGACTACTAACAGTCAATCTAATAGTGGTTGAATTTATTCTAACAGTAGAAGAAATTGTTTTTGGGCTACTATTATCAAATACCTCAAATCCTGTAATTCCAGAAATTGGAACAAAATCTGTTCCACCATTATTCTGTATTACAATATCAATCTCAGTCGATGAATGCTGACTATAATGTAAAATTGTCGGTCCTTTATAATAACCTACTAAACCAAAATGATACAATAAAGCTAAACCCAGTCTTTCACCAACTCTAGCCGCACCAATTGGCCAAGTTGCCCATTGATAATGAATTCCATCAACGACCTCAACATCACCGCACATAAATCCATAAATATAATTTCCTTCATTAACTATGTTTTTCTGTGCCGTTTTGATTGCTTCCCAATTTGAATCAGTTCCAATATCATGTCTGTCTAACTGAGTAATAACAATAGGCTTATCACTTCTTGCCCACGTAATATCACTTCTAAATAAAGAGATTAAAGTATTAAGATTAGTAGTGTATGTAGCAGTATCCATTGGATGAGCAGGGTCTGCTTCATATTCTCCTTGTAGATAACAAATTGCTTCAAGTTCACCACCAACAGTAGTAACTGCAGTTTTAAATTGTGAATATGCATACCCTCCAGCAGAATTCCAATCTGTAATAGGAGTACTATTTATTCCTTGTGAAAGTATCAAAACTGGAATGTTCAACGAATCCATCAACTGATTAGCAAGTGCTACTGTTCCCGTAGCAGTATTATCATAATAACCAGGAGACGGATAATTTCTGTTTGTATATTTTCTTGTTAAGTTTTGGGTTTGTACACCGTTTATGTCATTGCCCAAAACTTGAGCATTGGACTGACCAGTAATACCAATAATAGCACCAATTCCCCAAATATTAAGAGTGATGGACATCTTTGATACATCATTTGAAAAACGAACTTGAGTTCTATACCATCCACCTTGAGGAACTGCTGTTAAAACACCAGAATATACACCACCAGTTGGTGATGCAACTATTGTAGTCCAATCGACTATAACTGAACTTAAATCATCTTTTAAAACTCTAGCTTCAATAGTGGTTGGTGAGCCAGTATAAGTTCCAGCAATTGTAATATCTCTAACATTACCAGTATGTCTCTGATATATCGTATATTGAATTCCTTCAGTAATTGTTATACTTGAACTATTAGCAGGAAGAACTAATCCATCATTAGAAAATGGTTTATCACCAACGAGTTCTACAATATTACCATCTTCAGTAAAGGTTTTTTCTGAATTTAAAGATTTAATATCAGCATCATTAGTAATAGATGCATCATTTGGCGGTGGAATATAACCATCATTTGTAAAAGTTTTATCAGTTGTTCCAGATTGTTGAGTAGCAAAAGATGCAACTATACCAACAGACCTTTTCGTCTGTAACCAGTTCAAACTTAAAGATGTTGAACCTGCTGGAGATATGACAGTTCCACTATCACAAAGGTGAGGTCTTGCTGAAGTCCCATCAGACCTTAAAGTGGTATTACTTCCAGCAGTAGCATTAGCCTGAGAGTGAAACATTCCAACAACTATACAATTATCAGCAACAGTCGTTATTGGAACTGTTAAACTACTATCATTATATGTGTCAACTACTTTATTTTGATTATCTAATCCTCCTGATTGTATAATATCAAAATAAGAAACAGAATCAGCACTAAGTAAAATAGACTGACTCGCACTAACAACAACATTATTTGCACCAGAAGCAGGATTTTTCAAATAATAGAAATAAGCATATCTATCTCCTGGACATAAATCTTTATCAATGAGAGTCATTGAAACTCCATTGTAGGTGACTCCAGTCACGTAATCATTAGTGACATCTCCTCTTACACCAACAAATAAAATTCTATCAATATTAGAACAGGTATGAGAATATGTCAAACTTGTTCCAGTTACAGAACCTCCGTTTGTATATGAATCAAAATAATCAGTAAAAATTATTCCATCTTCTGTAAAAACCTTATCTGAATTTGAAGATTTAATTGTTCCGTCTTCAGTAAAAGTTTGAGTACTATTTAAACCGCCAACAATACAATCAGTAGTAAAAGTTTTATCTTCATAAGAAGTTGGAGTTTGCTCACTACCTAATGCGTAAAATGTACTTGAAGATGACAAATTATTATTTTCAGTAGTTACTCTTCCAGAATCACTAGTAATCTGGAATAGTCTTGCTTCATCAATATAACCTCCAGCCTGAGTTCCACCAGCAGTATCTGAACCAATATAAAACTTATGTCTTACATCACCAGTAAGTGTTACGGATTTACTATCTTGAAAAACACCGTCAAGATACATTGTCGCCACACCACTAATCAAAGTAAATGAAAAAATATGCCAAGTAGTTCCAAGTGGTGGAGAAACATTTGTGTTTAACAGATAATCTCCATTATTACAATTCATCTGTAATTGATAATTTGTTGGGTGACCATAAGCTAAATCTACAAATCCACCATCTAACATGCTATGTAATATCCTAAAAGTAGTAGCTTCAGCATCTTGTTTCCAAAGCAAAGTAAAAGTAAAATCGGCTGCCATGTTTAATCCACAGGTAGCATTATACGACAAATATTTTCCACCAGCCTGAGTTCCAAGATTTACACAACTTCCAATCTGTCCAACAGTATAAGTTAGTGACCCGACTGGAGTCAGATTCAATCCATTTCCTGAATAATCATTTGCATCATTAAAATGATAAACCCATTTTGAATTTATCCAAACAGCATTACGACCATAAGTATCTGTTACTGCATAATCTGAAGCATCAGCATTTCCATAGTAAACATAAAATTTAGTATCTGATGAACTTGAAAGTGAATCTGATAAAAAATGAACTTCTCCAGTTTTTCCAGATAAATCACAAGAAGTTATTTCACGAGCAACTTCAGTTGTTCCATCAGCTTTTGTAATACGAATATCAATCCCATTAGTTTTTGCATGTGTCCAAAATCCATGACCAGAACCCAAATCTACCAAATTAATGAATACTGGGAAACTAGTCTGAGCTGACCCAACTTTAGTCTTGTCTACTGTAAGTTGAAACCTATAATTCCACGAAGCGTTATACCAAGCCATATTAAAATTCTTTAGATTGTATTAACCAGTAAAATCATCTCTTAAATGTCCTTTTAATATTCAAAAAACGGGAAAAAATTACTAGGTGCAGGGGTATAGGTTATAACGATAATTCCATTAGCTCCATTACCTCCAGTTTCAGCAGCAAGACGATATCCAGAACTTCCTCCTCCACCACCATATAATCCACCATTACCTCCATTTGCAGTTCTTCCTCCACCACCGCCACCTCCACCAGGACCATAACCAGTACTAAAATCATTTCCAGTGCTTCCGTCTCCTCCAGCATAAGAACCATCCGAAAAACTCCCTCCACCACCACCACCATTTGAAGCAGCACCTGGTGCGACATTTGAAGTTGAACCAACTCCGTGACCAGAACCCCCCGAACCATCACCACCGTCTGTTCCTGATGTAGTACCAGCATTTGTTGTTGCTACAGCATTTCCATTTCCTCCACCTCCGCCACCAGCACCACCTTTTGCATTTCCTCCTCCAGTACGAGAACCCGCTGATTGTCCAATGCCAGTAGGGCCACCAGCTCCTCCACCTCCAGAACCACCTGCATAACCTCCAGGGCCTAAAGCATTTCCTCCATTATATCCAACAGTTCCAGTCCCTCCTTGTCCGCCACGGCCAGGATTTGGAGCAGTATTGGCACCATTTCCGCCAACAGCTATTATGACATTGGTATTCCAAGTAGTATTTGTTCCAGCACTTCCAGTCGTTCCACCTGTTCCTCCTTGACCTATCGTATACGGGACAACCGAACCAGAAGTATAAGCAACAACTGACCTTCGATATTCACCTCCACCACCACCCATGATAACGGTAGTGCTGGAAGTTCCACCTCCGCCACCTCCAATGCATTCTACCGTGATATTAGAACCATCAGTTTGCACTGAAAAACTTGTTCCACTTGTTAGAAATATTTTTGCCATAAATTATATTTTAACCACCAAGTTGCTCAGCTGGATTAGCAATTCCACCTGGAACTTTATCTAGTGGAAAATTGCTTAATAATTCATTTACTTTATCTAATTGAGCCTGTAAGTCATCAATTTGATTCTGCAAATCTACAGCAGTGTTTTGTAATAAGGTTTTATCGTAAGCATGAATCTCCTTTGTTTCAGGAACAGTAATCGTGGCTTGAACAGTTTGGTCATCAATGACTTCAATATCTGTAGCTAAAGCTTGTGCTTGTACGTCTATTAAACGTTTTACGTTATCCATATTTTTTGAATTAAATTAATTATTATAATTGATTACCATAAGAAATTAAATCCCAATAACTAGCAGTATTATCCCATCTAAAACCCATTACCATCTTATGTGAAACCGTAGTTGCAGTCGGTAAAGTATAAAGCAATCCACGATATTTATTACCGAATGATATTGCTCTAGAAACTCCATTGTCTAATAAAGTAATAATCATTTTCTCTCCTGCAGTCGGTGTCGAAGTAGAGTGATTATTTATTGCAATAGCTCCAGCTAATGCAGTTATTTCAAATTCAGAATAAGTAGCTATTTCTGGAGTAAGTGATGTATTTGAAGCAGTATTATAAACACGAGGTTGATTTCTCTTATTCGTCAGTGTATCAGTAGTAGCACGACCAACAATAGTGTCTGTAGCCTGAAAAGTCTGAGTGGTTGCATCAGTTCCAGCAAAAGTTATAGAATTACTGAACGTTGCTGCCTTACCAGAAGCACAACTAGCAGCAGAATAAATGTATGCCCAAGAAGCAGCAGTTGTTCCTGATGCAAGAATACAGGTGAAAATAGCAGAAGTTCCCCCAGCTAAAATTAAAATTGTATTTGTACCAGAAGATTGAACAGTTACCGCACCAGTACTTTGATTTATAACTCTCCATCTCATACCAAGAGTCAATGTTGAAGCAACTGGCATCACAACTGTTTGTGCTAATGTCCCAGTAAAATATTGTTGATTATTACTACTAACAGTCAAAGTCGTTGTTCCTCCAGTAGTTGCAGTAGACGTATAACCAAAATTAAGATTAGGGGTAGTGATATTTACTAATGAATTCAACAATGAATCACTTAATGTCATTCTTGTATTAGCTGATAAATTTCCACCAGTTCCAAATACTATGTTTTTTGTAGCAGTTCCAGTATTGATTATTAAATTTCCTCCAAGATTAGTCAAATATGAATCAAGAGAACTAGTAATCGTATATCCTACATCGTTATAAACGGATGAATTTATTCCAAGATCTACATAATTCGTAGCATTGGTTCCTGTATCAGCAGTAGCAACTAAATCAGATGAAGCTGAACCAGTAGAACTTAAATTCTGAGAATTCATCTGTCCACTAGCAGTTGAAGTAATGATTGCATTAATTATATTACCATTTGCAAGGAAACCATTTGATCCAACACCTAATTGTTTATTGGTTGAATCGTAAAATAACTTTGTATTGTCTTGTGATAAAACTCCAGAAGCACCAGCATAAATAACTGAACCCAATGTCATGTTTGATAACGTTGCTCCATTTGTAAAAACTTGAGACTGAGAAGTAGCACCAGTAACAGAACCAGAAGTAGCTAAAGCACCAACATCAGAGGCTCCTAAATCGACATTATTTATTTTGTATTTCTTACCAGAAGCAATGTTTACATTATTAGCAAACTGTCCATCACTAGCCGAATCAACATAAAAAGACTCATCAGTCGCTGCTGAATCAATAGCAATAACTCTATGAGATTTTGCATGGTCTGGACTACTTAGCAGGTCTGTACTCTGCGGTTGTTGTATAGCCATATTAGTATAACCACCTTATTTATTAAGTAATTCTCAATGTTGCAAATTTATACGGATCTAGAATTGCAGCAACTTCAGTATCAATTGGATTATCATCTTTAGTTTTTGAAAATGTTTGAGATGTAGTCTGTGTTCGAAAAGATGACAAACCTAATGGATTGTATTTTCCTAATCCAATCATTTTTCCAGCAATTAAAGTAGTAGCATATTTGATATCTTCTGGAATTATGTCATATCCACAAGTATAATTAGTCCAAACAATTCCTAATTGTGATTGTTCAAGAATTACTGAAGGAATCGGAGTTCCAGTCCCAAGAGGTGCACCTTGTCCTGCAGTAGAAAGAAGTGGAACAATTTGATAATAATGCTGTTCGTAAAATGGTTGTATTAAATACTCAAGATTAAATGGTATAAACCATTTTAACACTTGAACTGTAACTGAATTGATCCGTTGAACTGGAGAATTCCTCAATGGAATAACTGTCAATCGAGGATTCGATACTTGAATTGTAAGATTAGGATATGTCTCATCAATAGTTTGTTTTTGAAAATATCTCCGACAATATCGATTAACATGAGATGAAGCTTGTAAAAGAATTCTATCAAGAGAACCATTCGTGTACATATCTGAACTTGAATTAATACCCAAACCATTAGCAATAGGTGACAGAATAAATTCATCTTTTGACAAATATGGTATATCGACTGGATTACTTGCTGGTTGACCGTCTGGAGTCGACAAATTTGTCTCATAAACCCCTCCTGATTTATTCGGAAAATAAATTTCTTGAATTGCATTTGAGTCACTGATAATCACATCTGAAGCATTGACCGCTTCAACTTTATATACGTCAAGTTCATCAACATCTGAACCAGTAAATGTATAATTCAATGTTGGAGCAGCAACATTACTGACAAAAGTATAATTCGATGCTTTTGGTTGAATCTTTTTCCGATAAACTTTGTAATTAACAGTCCCTGGAACTGTATTCCAAGTGATTTGTATGTTCCTTGTAACTGCCATATCATTATTTAGCTCAATCTATTCACGGACTGAGTTCCGAAAATAAAGTAAACTTTAGCTCCAATCGTAACGACGGAGTTTAGATAGTACAATAATTTTTCTTCTGCATTCAATTCATTTTGAATTGCTGATGTTGAAGTAAATCCTGTGACTTCTACGACTTTGTAATTGTTTTGCCCTTGTATTACTGGCATATAATTTTAAATTATTTTATTAATCTGTTTGATGAATTTATTAGTGACTTTATCCCAAGTCCAGTCTTTATTAATTCGCTTACTTGATTTTTCTCCCATCTCTCTTGATTCTTTTCTGTGTTCATAAGACCATCTCATATACTTTTTTAGTTGTTCAAAATTTGGTTCTGACCAATATCCGCAATCTTCTTTGTAAATTTGTTTAGTAAAATTTTCAGCCTTAGTCATCTTATAATCCAATAGCATTGTATCTTCTACATTTCCAAATTCTGAAAGTCCTGCCCAATTCGTCATGATTACTGGTAATCCTGTTGCCATTGCTTCTAGAGGAGGAAGACCAAATCCCTCACCTCTTGAAGGGAATACGAAACAATCTATTGTCTTATATAATTCTAATTTCTTTTCATGACTTAATACTTCACCGATGACTGTAATTCTTGGATCTCTTGTAGTTTTTAAATTACTAATTCCTTCAAATGGTACTAATGCATCACTTGATTTAAGTATTAGAGCAACATCTCGTTCAGTTTTGAATTCTTCCTTGAATGCTTTCACAACCAAGTCAGTTCCTTTTCTAACTGAAAGACGTCCAAGTGTACCAAAAACCCAAACTGGATCTTCGGGACGATTTATAAATGGATAATCTTTCGGATTAATACCATGATAGTAAACATAAATTGGTACTGTTACTCCACTATTAATAAATGCTTCTTTATTTTGTTTACATGTCGTAAATATACCTTCCATCTCATTCATTCGGTCTATCCAAGAATCTGGTATTTTTGTAGTCTCCCAAGGTGTATAACCAAACATTCGTTCTGTCATCTTCCTCCGATATTGACCGGGTTGACGATATTGTATCATTATACAATCTGGATCTGTATTCTTTTTAAGTGCATCAAATTCTTTATCGGGAAATGTCTTTTCATCAAATCTTTCTCCCCCAAAACATACATCAATTCCATTTTTTGATAATGATTTGACTGCATTCATTGAAACACTTCCAAATCCTGAATAGATGTCTGCATTTGCTTCCCAATACAATTTTTTATATTTCTCAGTCCATGTCTCGGGATTAAATACACATGCATAATCTGATAATTCTGGAATGAATTGAAACTCATCATTTTTAAGAAGTTCAACTGCTTCAGAAGAATTCACAATTGCTTGATAGTCATGAAAATTTATGTAGTGTCCTTTTGTTGAATCTTTCACCCAATAATATCTATTACTGTATTTTTTGTCTATTATCACCGCTTTCATAGATTTATACTAATTGTTCAATGACTACTTACTTTGGTACTCCAATTTGTGAAGTACCAACTGTAAATAGTCTACAAAATGTAATCACTAACTTCATCAAGAACATTCTCTGCAGCGTCAAATGCATCAGTTGAACCAGCCATAATTGCTCTAATGTCAGCAAGATCTAAACCTGGAGTTCCTGGCCAGTCAAAACCTTTTCCTGACTCTGGCTCAAAACCTCCGCTAGCAGAATACGATGCTGCTCTGACAGCACGATAAGCATTCTTTAAATACCGTTCAGCAGTTCTTAAATTTTCAATTGATAATATCATATAATTTTCTCCTTTATATTTTTGAGAGGCAATTAGGGTGGCCTCTTTAAATTTCCCCGACCTTTAACTCAGCATTTTATAAAAATCTATCTTTATTTCATCTTCCTTATATCTTTCTGGTGGATTCTCTTGTAATTCTTTCTTGTAATCAGAAAGACTTCCATTCTTATCTAAAATTTCTTTCATTTTTTTAGTTGGCTCTTTGTGTTTATTATAAGCAGTCATTCCGTTTACAATATCTGACATATTACATACTAAATGGTGTTTTGTAGATTTCCTTTCCAGGAACTCCACCCCATTTCTTTGCAAAATATGCTCTATTATTCTCAAACTGTTGTGATCTGCAAACTCCTCCAGGTAATTGATTTTGTGTTCTAGAACCAAAGTGATGATATATTGCTGTAGAAGTCGTTATTGCTTTCTTACCTGCTAATTTTATTCTATAATGATAATCATTGTCTTCAAAATAAGCAGGTTTAAATTCTTCATCAAAATTTCCAATCAATCCCCAACAGTTACATCCAATCATGAATGCAGAAAAACTGGGTGATTCAACCTCAGTAAATGGTAGTACTAATTCATGATTGACTTCTTCAGGAGTATTGACATGTTTTGCTGAAACTAAAATGACATCATCATTTAACTCTAATCTCTTAACAAGATTTGCGATACAGCTACGTTGAAACAGTACATCATTATTGATTATAAATACATAATCCGACCCTTCATCAAACGCAACTTTACTTCCTTGATTCCATGATTTAGCACATCCATAATTTTCTGGATTATCTATTATCTGTATTGGTAAATTATAACTAATCAATTCTTTTACTTCATTTGATGTATTGTCAGTTGAGCAATTATTGATTACTAAAATATTCACGTTATACTCGTCAGGTACGTTTTGATTTAGTATTGACTTTATACAGTTTTTAGTGAATTCCAAGTAAAGGTTAAAAACTGGTATTACCACCGTTATTTTCATATATATTAACAATCTAATCAGTTTTGATGTCATCTGAATGACTTCAGATGAATTAGAATCTCAATTATGTATATTCTTATATCTTATTCTCTAAAGTGTGGAGTCTAAGTTTATTATTTTATTATTGATTAGGATTACAATCATCTATTGATGAAATAGTAGAAATTGTTGGCATCCCAACTGGCAAACCATCCTTTCCTCTATAAATATGATTCTCTACCCAATCGAACCAAAACGTTCTTCGGAAAATATCTTTTACTGATTTACGTTGCTCTTTATCGGTAAAAGTAGCATCTATAAGTGTGAGAACTTTCCCCTCTAAATTTCTCAATGAGTCATAGGCAACTAATCCATAATAATTAGTTCCCCATTGCTCACCACTTTCTTCATTCTTACAATCCATTGAAAATCCCCCACCATCTATGGATTTAATGGTTATAATATCCTTGTCCGTATCTCTTAACATTTTTTTTAGTGACATAACTTTGACTTGACTTTGACTCCACATTTTAAAGAACAAATATTCTCTAACAATTTACGCTAAGCTTTACTTAATTAATTACTCTTTTGGTTCTTGGCAATATTCATTAGGAAATGATTTAGGAAAGCTAACATAATTAACTTTCTTCTCAAATTGAATACCTGCTTTTTCTAATTCTTTTCGAGTATTATAGAATATCTCAAACAATACCAATGAACTTTTATCTTCATCAAATGAAGTATTTATAACTTCACTCTTCTTAGTTTCTCCCCAACCAGTTCCCACATCTTGAACTGAATTGCTTGCTTGACAACTAAAGCAATTTACTTGATTAAACGAATTGTCAGAATCTTTAACAATTAAATTACTAATTCCTGAAGTAAATGTAGTAACAATTCCACCATAAATCGTATAGTTATTCCACCACGGCCAAACTTGAACTTGAGGATAAATATAAGTCTTAGTAATAGTAACTTCTCGTTCCTTCTCACTGTATATAGCAACTCCAATAACTCCTTGATTTCCAGCCTTTTCAACCTTGGTAGCATAAGACTTTTTCATATCAGAAAAATAGAACTCAGCAACCTCGCTATCATTTTTCCTCCATCCATCTATTGTGGTAGATGAATATGGTTGTATTATATAACCTGGTGAATTAAAACTAGCTTCTTTACCATTGATAACTGAGAGCCCATCAACGGTTGGAACAGCAAGAATTTTTTTCCAAGAATTATTCTTAATCTTTATCGTGTATTTTGTATCTTTTCTGGCTTCAATATATACTTTTCCATCTTTTAAATACTCATCAACTTTATGACCGTTGACAAATACACTCACTTCGTATCCATTATTTAGCATAAATTTTATAGGTTTTCATGTGCCACAATTAGGCAACTTCTCACCTTTCGATTATGCTTAGCGTAAATTGTCAAAGAACTATCTACTATTTATGTCATGTCTTGCCTTTTTAAATTTCCAGATTTGACATTATTCATTATATTTTCTAAATCATATTCGGATATTTCAGGAAAATACATTATCAATTTATTTAATATTACGTTTTCACTATGTCCTTGACCGAGTAAATCGTGAGTTGTGTTTATTGCTTCTTTTTCATTACCACTGGGTTCATTACTAGAACCAGAAGGCCTACCTGCACCTTCTCTAGAACCGCCAGACCCTGGTCCACCTTTTAGTATTGACTCAATTGATAAATTCTCTTTAAAATTTTTCTGAAATTCATTCATATTTTTATTTGCAGACCCACCAGTCTTTATGTCTTATATAATTATCCATAAAGCAATCAACGTTTGCGTATGGATCTAATCTATTTCCTGTACAATTATGTTCCCAAGTAGAATCTAAGAACTGGTAAATTCCAGTTGCTGTAGAATTTTGATTCTTTACTAATCTATCATACCCACTTTCACAATTTGCAATACGTAAAGCTACCATCGGACTTATCCCATGTTTTAAAGCTTCTTGGGTGATGTAGGTTTTGATTTCATCTTGTGTAGGCCAGGCCTGATTTACCGGTAAATAATTTTGTACTGTATCAATTGTTTGAGCTATCTGTTCATCTCCTTCTGAAAAATAAGGTAATACAGCAATTCCAATTAATGAGAAAATAATCACTAATACAATACTTATTTTAATATTCATTTACTCGTTCCTGTGCTCCATTTTTATTATGAAGCACAGTATACGAATTTTGAATTCAATTAGGAATTCGGATCGCTAACGTTCTTGATAACTGCTTGCCAAGGTTCAGCTTTTCGATTTGTTAACTACTTTTTAGTAGTGATAGAACATTTCTGTCTATCTCTGCATCTTCCAATGCAGTTCGGACTATATCATTATCTCTAAACCATGAAAGTTTTCTTTTCTGACGTCTATGACATTCAATGCATAGACTTGTAAGATTTTCTAACTTGTTAGCCTGTTCATATGAAGTAAAAAGTAGAAAAGGAATAAGATGATGAATATCCATATTTTGTCCAAAATTTTGTGATTGATTTTTTCCACAGATTTGGCAAATATTTTTATCTCTTTCTTTTACTTTTCTTTTTTGTTCTGGCCAATTATATCCATAGGCACCCGGTTTTCGTTCAATATATGGAAAATGATGATTCTTGCCTACATGATATAATTTACTACAATTGAATGAACAAAACTTCCGATGATAGCATCTACGAGTCGAAAATTCAGTATTGCAAAATAAACAGGTTTTAGTTATCCAACCGTATTTATTTCGTTGCCATAATTTTAAAGAATAGTCAGGATTCAATTCTCTAATTCTAGCTTTTTCTTTAAGTTTTTGTCTGACATCCTTTCTTTTAGCTGGATTTCTATCACCAGAAAAATAAGAATATCGACAACTCTTAGAACAGAATTGACAACCTCTTTTTGCTTCTTCAATCTTACAATTTAAACATTTCATGATTTTTAGATATCGAGCGTGTAGTCTCTACGGATACTTATAATTTATAAGTCTTTCCTCGGAATTGTCCACTTATTTCAGTTGGGAGTTTTTCCGATATAGCTCAATTTTTAATATGATTTCACAATCATATGCCGCAAAAGTTTACGGCCATAGACGTGTATTCGTTTATGTAAAATCTAACCGTGTCTGCGACTTTCGCAAGTTCTGTGCGCCCGATTGGCATCAAATCCTAAATTGTTAATCTACCATTTGGTATTGCAAGAGTATTTCTATCTTGCTCATACGGTTTCCCGTATGGTCGGACTATATCATAATAGAAAATTTCTATTCTTCGCGTGTAGTCTCTACGGACTCTCTACAATGTGTAGGTTGCCTCGGGATTGACATGTCTAGCAAGAATACTAGATTTAGCTTTCCCCGATATAGCGAAGTTTTGTATGGTCAATTTGATTTAACCATATTTATTTCTGGAACGTTTAACACGTAAACGCTAGAAACAGAGTTGCCTTGAGGGCCAGAAGAACCAGCTTGGTTGTATTGGTAAGGAGAGCTCGGGTTGATGAAGAAATCACCAATCAAAGGTAAGACGCCAGCAGGAGTTTGAATGTTATTTGCATTCAATCCCATTGTAACGACTGTACCTTGCTGAGCAATATATCTCAGATCACCAATAAGCAAAGAGTTCAATTGATTCTGAACGCCGAAGGAACAAAAGACGTGTGTCGGTTGTCCACCTTGTAATCTGATAAGCTTTACAGCTTTCCAGACATCTTCAAGGTTCAACGCAGCACCGCTTTTGTCGATGACGTTAGAAACTAATTGTGTATCAAGTCCATCAAATTGCAAAGGATCGACTACAGAGTCACCGTGAAATAGGGCCCATTCCTCGCCCTGAATAACCTGGCGAAGTTTAGCCTCTGCAACTTCTGCTTCTATATCTGTGAACGAACGTCCACTCGCAATCATGGGTCCAGTAATATTTGCCGCAATTCCCAGTATGTTACGAATTACATGATGTAATCGAATAAATATTTCTATTTATTTCTCTATGTCACCATAGAGTTCGGACTATATCATCAACTTTAAAATGAGATCTTTTACTTTATCAGGTTCTTTTAAAATTAAAGAACCTTTGAATCTAATAAATTTAATTTGTAGTTCTGTCAATTTTGAATTAACAAATAAGTCTCGCTTAACTACATTTGCTAATGAATGCCAATGATCACCATCACAGAAAATATGTGTATCAATTATCGGTATATATAAATCAGGTGTGACAATCTTCGGTATTCTTTTTTGTTTTTCAAATTGTATTCCTAAGTCTTTTAGAATATTGGCAACTTTAACTTCAATATTTGTATCATGATATTTTTGTCTTAATCTACCACTTTCTATTGTCTTATGAATTGCAATTCTTGCTGCATTCTTTTGTTTATCAGAATTTTTCTTTCCTTTTCTAGTAAACCTTTTCCGATCTAATAACCATTGTTCTTTGCCAGTTCTTAAATACTGAAGTTTTGTCTTTTCAGAATTTTTTATTGAATTTGACATCAGACTTGGGTGATCGTATTTGGTTAAACCTTTAAATGGTGAAATTTGCAAACCGGTTTTCCCCGAATTCCAAGATTTTCCACCTTTAATAAATGGTCTTCCCCATTTACGTCCCTTTTTCGATATCCAATAACAATGATAACTACAAAATTTAGCAGTTGAACCATCTCTAACTACAAAGTTTTTATTACAAATTTGACAGATTAATGTTTTATTCATATAGTATATTATAACATATTTGTCAATATTTGTAAAGGATCTCAAGCATAAAGTGTTTGGCGTGTAGTCTCTACGGGTTCTCTAAATATTTTTAGAATCTTCCCTCGGTATTGTCTCAATGTAAGAGTTTCACCGATATAGCCAAATTTTCATATATTTTCACAAATATATGCCTCAGAATTTGTTTAAGGTATTTATATGCGGCCGTCTTTTGAACATAAACTGGATCTGAAAACGTAGGAGTTCCTCCATCGGCATAGAACATAGCAGTTGTAAGTTCTGCAGGGTTAGAACCTAATTTGATTCTTTGGTTCCACAAATGTGCTCTACCTTCACCTTTGACTCTTGTGACAATGTCTCTGAGAGGAGTCTCACGATAGGTAAGTTTCACGATTGCGGCTTCCAAATCCTGTCTAGCTAAAATGCTATTCGGAATTCCACCCGCGAAAGAAATATCGACTGCTTTTTCGAATCTATCCAATGCTTGATTAACTTTATCCATTTGTTTTAAATCTTTTTGATTTAGTACAAATCATTAAGATTATTTGTAAAGAACTCGTTTTATCTATTTGCGTAATTTATCCACTTTCGTGGCATTACATTGCTTTGTCGACCTATTACATATCAAAGTTTTGACATATAGCAACGAATCACTATTTAAGAACTACCAATTTGGCTTTTACTTTCGTTGATAGAAATTCTATCTATCCAGTTTGGGAGGTTCTCGCCCAATATATTTATTGTATTGTCAATATCTAGTATATGTCTGTTGACCTCAGATTGTTTACTATAAACAGTAGAGGTGACATTCATATATTCCTATATACTACTAACTATTTTTTCTCTGAGGAAAAATTAGTCTTGAAATAATCTTGGAAGGATTCAGTCTTTTTAACTCCTTCGGATTTTTCAACTTTTCCCTCTTCAACTTGTTCTTCGATTGCATTACCAACAAACTTCTTCTCCATTGCAATTGCGATACCCTTGCGAGCATTTGGCACTTGCATCATCTTTTCTACTGCTTCTTGAAGATTTCCAATGACTCTCATTTGTTTCTTTTCAAGATTTGCAGTAACTCCAGATACGATTGCTTGAACAAAAGATTTTGAAGTGGTTTCACTTTCATCATCTTCAGTTTCAGTTGTATCAGTATCTTCAGTCTTTGGAGCAGGTTTAGCTTTTTGGGTTTTCTTCGCTGCAGGTTTTGTTTCTGTTTCAGATGAATCTGTATCAGAATCCATTTCCTTTTCAGTTGAAGTGTCTTCTGAAGTAGAACTGTCAGCAATAGCTTTCTTTGTTTTCTTTGCAGGAGCAGGTTTAGTTTCAGTATCTTCAGTGTCTGAAGTTGTTTCGGATTCATCACCACCCATCGCTTTAAAAGCATTGTCTAAATGCTTCATAGCAATTGCTTTTGCTTTAGCAGCAATAGCTCCGATTCTCGATTTAACAACTTCGTCAACTGCAGAACTAATTGTTTCAGCTTTCGCTTTTGCAACTTGTTCACTAACTGACTTTTCAATGTCTGCATCAACAGTATCTTTTTCAACTTCAGCTTTTTCAGTTTCAGCTTCAGGAGCTTTAACTTCTTCAGTCTTGACTTCCTCTACTTTCACTTCTTCAGCTTTAGTATCTTCAACTTTTACTTCTTCCTTCACTTCTTCTGTTTTCTCTTCAGCAGGCTTAACGTCCGCTGAAGTTTCTTCTTTCTTTATAACATCCATATTTAAAATGTTTTTATTTAGCACATCATCTTGAACAGACTTTGCAATTGAATACTGCCAATCAAGCCGAGGGTTTGACTTCAAATATTCTTGATACGAATCTGTATTAAGGTACTTGTCGTATAACCCACTTTCTCTTGATTTAGCAATTCCTTTAGCAACTAACCAGGTATCGAAATTGCTTGGTCTGCCAGTGACGCTAACTTCTTTTAGCAAGACATCATAAAATGTCTTACATTTCTTTCCAACCCCTTCGACCATTTCAAGTCCAGCTTTCTTAACTATGCCTGCGATGGACAGACCGAGTTGAGCTCCTTTCTTGAGGGCGTTGTATAAATCAACTGATTTAGACATATCTTTATCTAACTCAGCTTTTATGTGTAATTGATTTCTGTCATCTACTCTTGCCTCGAACACCTTGCCTAATACACCGTCCCATTCCTTTGAATGTTCAGAGATAAGAGGCACACCGTTTTTATTTATTTCAGCCTCCATTGCTTGAATAGCTTCTGGAGACATTCTTTCTTGATCATGATCGACATTCGTTGTCGTAGCTAATCCTTCAACATATAAATGTTCTGGTAACTGTTGTTTTCTCAAAACAGTACCGTCGATCTTTCTAACAATCACTGTTTGCATTTCTCCACTCTCTGACATGCTTGCTTTTTCAATAAAGAATTGAAATGGAGCACCACCAGTTTTCTTAAACTCTTCAACTTCAGATAAATCAATAATTGATTTTTTTGTAGCAGGTGTTTTCTGACCAGGTTTTAATGGTTTGTGTGGTTGTTCTAATGAATCAACATTCCCACCATTGCCTCCTTCGTATGTATCATTACCATCCATTTTCTTAGTCTTGTCATCTTGAATTGAATCCATGAAATCTCTTTGCTTCTTAGTTCCAGGAGTAATAGTTGCAAATCTCGTATACTTTCCCGGATCTTTCTGTCTAAACCTCAATGTATTTTCTTTTTCATCTACTTCAGTCCCAGAAAAATCATGAGACTTTAACCAAGCCTGAGCAGTTGCTGTTGTCCAATTATCCTTATCGAAAAGAACAGATTGAACTTCAGAACCTTCCCCACCTTTAGGGAAACCCAAGACAAATTGAATTCCTTTACTTGCTTTTTCAATTATCGATTCAGTCGATAATGTCTCCTTAAAAAATTTCTTGAAATCATTTTCTCCCATAATATTTATATCCACCGACTATTTAATTTATTTCGTTTCAGGTCCCTTAATAGCAATGAGACTATTGATAGCATCAATTTGAGTAGTAATACCATTACGAATTCCAGCGGCTGCTAAAGCTGCAAGAATTTCAGAAATAGCATACGTACCATTGATGTCTTTCAAATAGAATTGACATACTGCAATGATAATCGTCGCAGCACACACGATGTAAGTCTTCTTACCTTCTAAAAAATTTGTGATTACTTTCATATTATTATGATTAGTATGTCTTTTTATAAATTGACATACATGAATAAATTTATAATGTCAACCCAATGTTTCGTAATAATGCATAAAGAACAGCTAACAAAATTACTCCCACTAAAGTGTAAGCAATTTTTTGTACAGTTTTGAATTCTGCTTTTTCTACATATTTTAAATCTGTCTTTTCAAGAATCTTCTCTGGTATTTGGACTACCTGCACTTTTAAAGCATTGACTTTTTCGTCAATCTTATCTAACTTTTCGTTTATCATTTTGTGATTTTCGAAGCATTCTTGTCGTGTAATATTCTTGTCTTCCATATTTATTATTCAGGATCACCACCAGCCTGTTCGATTATGTTATTTGCTAAATCATCTAAATTGTCTGCATCAATATATGGTTCGACTATACATCTGCAATTTGGATGAAGTGGAGGTTCACCAATGTCAGATAATTCTTCACTGGTAAATACATCTCCTTCTCCATTTGATTTTTCATATGCATCTTGACAACCTGGACAGACATCAGGGTCTAAAATTATTTCGAAATTATCAATACCTAATTCACTTCCTGCTTCTAATGATCCTTGATTTGCTGCCCAGGCAGTTTCAGTTCTTGCAATACATTCAACCTCATAATCTTCTAATGGGAGAGCAAATTTTTCCATAGCATCACTAGATATCTCATCCATTGGATCTCCTTTATCTGATCTATCCTGAATATAAGAAACTAATTTCTTTTGCTTATTACCAACTACTGTTGTGATTAAATTCGTTCCTCGTTCTTTTAATTTGTCATACAATCCTGAACGTTCAATTGCTTTTGATATTTTTTTCTTTCCAACTATCTCATAAAGCATCTCTTTCGTAATTCCTTTATGCTTTAATTGGTCTTCTGCTTTTACGAGAAAATTATCTATACCAATCTCAAATGCACTCTTATACATCTTATCCATTGTCTTTGTGTATTTAAGTGCAATATCAGAATCAGGAACCGCATTTGCAGATTCAGTAAGAACATTATCTGGAACTATAGCTTTTCGAGTAACTAGTTCGTCTTTAATTACTCTTGCCATATTTGATTTTAATTGTTTGCTTTGTGTCTTTAAATGTGCAATCATTTTAGTTTCTGGAACACTTACCTTCTTGTGCCAGAAATCATGCCAATGTTCATCGTTCTTAATTGCTTTTTCTGTTTTTATTCTAGTTGTTTTCTTACATTCATCACACCCACAACCATTATGCAAAATATCCTTCCCATCTACTTTTTTTTTAGATTTACTCATTGCCTCTTCTAATCTGGTATAATAATCTGGTTTTTCATTCAAGTGTGCAAGAACAATTTTACCTAATAAATTTTCGTCATCACCAATTACGTCTTTATGTTCCTGTTCTTCATTCAATCCCGTTACAAATTCATTAACATCTGTTTGTGCCCAATTTACTCCTAATTCATCTCCAATTCTGGAAGCATCAGATTCAGTATATATCTTAGTTTCTTTTTCGATTGATTTCTTCCAAGGCGGAACATATTCAGTTTTAATATCTAATTCCTGTCTCATTCTTCTTGTTAACAAATTGCGATGCTCATTATAATTTTCTCTAGTGATATCGACTAATTTTCCACCTACGTTTATTTGAGTTAATACTTCTGAAGTTTCTTTACTTCCAGAACCTGCAGGACGACCAGCTCCTTCACGTGCACCTCCTGATCCTTCACCACCTTTGGTAATAAATTTCTTCATGTCCTCAACTTCTAATCCAGACTCCCGCATAAAAGCATCATAGAGTTTTGGGATTCCTGCTAAAGCTTTTGGAATACTAAACTCATATTTAGCCCAAGCTTTTTCATTACCATCAAACTGATAGTCGAAACCATAAGCTCTCTTATCGGGAGTTATGATATATTGATTTGCTCTTCTATCTCCCATTCCTTTTTCTTTCTCATATTTCCACAATGCAACTAAATCTAAAATTGCTTTTTGATATTCATCAGGAACTCTCTTCATGTCTTCTAATTGTAGAGAATCATTCAATATCCTTCCTTTGATGTATTGCATTACACTATATTTGTCGTAAACTCTTGAATGTCCAAATTTAGCTTCCCATTTCTTACTATCATATTCGGGAGTCATCAATTGATAATTCTCAAATTCTTGTTTAATCTTTATAGATGGAAACAATGATTCATTTATATCTTTTGGTGTCATTATGTCAACTGGTAAAACATTCAATCCAGCATCATTCATTTCATGAGTAATTTGTACTTCTTTCTCCATTGCATTGATATTCACTGCAACTGGAGGTTTGATTACATATCCATTCTTTCCAAACTTATCAGTAAAAATAAATGGTTGACCAAATCCTCTGTCATCAACCCAGCAAATATAATCATCAGGAGTATGAACTTTCTTTTCAACCCAGGATTTTGAAGTTGTTTCAGAATCACTTGAATCATCCATACTTCTTGGTGTCACATATCCTATCTCACTTCTTAATCCTCGGATATCATCTAATTGTGTAGATCTTTCACCTTCCTTATGTATATGTTTCTCTTCAACTTTAGGTTTTGATGTGTCTTTTGTTTCATCAATTTGTTCTCCTTCTTCAGCAACTGGTGCTTCTACATTTTCTTCTTCTGCAATAACTTCGGTTTCATCAATATCATCAAGAGGTGTTGAATCAATTGAAATTTGTCCAGTACCAGTTATAATGAAAGGACTAATTCCTCCTTTAATTGGTTCTAATCCTTTTGATATTCTATATTCATTGATTGAAGTTGCACCACATTTACTTTCGATATTAAAAATATTTGCTGCATTAAGTTGATCAATATTGTCTAATCCCACCCAATCAAATTCAACATCATTAAAGTCAAACCATTCATGCACAATTTGCATGTTTATTGTTTCTTTCAATACATTTAATATTGTACGATATCCTTTATTGTTTGAAATATTTTGCTGGACTTCTCCTAATGCTCTATTCAATCCCATTTCTGCAGTCATTCCAATATCTTGAGGACTTATCTCATAAGCGGCACACATTAGTTTCATCAACCAGGTCTGGTAATTCTCAAATTGCATATCTGCAGGTTTGCCATTTCCCATGTCGATAACTTCCATTTTTTCACTACCTCCAGTAATAGCAGTTTTCCAGGGCTTTCCTTCTATTTCAGATTTCCATATTGCTCTAAATAATTCTACTTCACTTGGTGAGACATCTTTTCCTAAATTTATAAGTTTCGGCGGGAGAGTACCAACATCAAAGAATTGTCCCATGTAATTATCTGCATTTAATGCATTCGTGGCAACCATTATCACTCCTTCAAGTGGAGATAAACCATACCCAAAGTTCTGAATATCTGCTTGGGGATTTTGCATCATATAAACGAACTCATCATAATCCCATTCGGCATCAGGTATATTTGCGGAGTTCATTGGCATGAATTGTACATATGCCGGTTCTCCCAATATTCCATGAATATCATACATCGGTTTGATCGTCGACCCATCGACGTAATATAACTCACATGGTTCTCCTCCTTTATTTTTTACTTTCTCAAAACACCCAGCATCTAATACTAATAAGTCCTCTACAACTTTATCAAGAAAAGTTCTAAATGTTTCACGGTTTCGATTTGGATTAGTCAATAACTCTTCAACTAATCGACTATGTTCTTTATCTGCCTGTTTTTCTCCCTTCTTTGGTTTAATTGACCAAGGAGTTTGTGTGACTTTATGCTTAAGAGTGTTAATGCATAAACGAGCAACTGGAACTGCCTTTGACATTCTCCTAAGAGTCTGGAATGTAATTCTAGTAGGTTTACGAATTCCCTTCTCGGTTGTACGATAAAAAAGTTTTCCCGGGTCAAGAACTAAAGCACGGGGTTCTCCTCTATCAGAGATTGCTTTTTTAATATTGACCGAAGCATTTTTCATCGTGTCAACAACTCCCTCGGATTGTTTTGTTATTATAAATTTTTCTACATCTTCCATAGTAATTTATGCCACCTTAATTTGTATTAGTTGCGGGGATCGGACTCGAACCGATAATCTCTTGGTTATGAGCCAAGCGAGATTCCAATTTCTCTACCCTGCTATTTTGTCAAGGCACGTGGAATCGAACCACGATTATCTGGTCCCAAACCAGACGTAATTCCTTTATACCATACCCTGCTATATAATTGATGTCATCAGATTGACCTCAGATGAATCTATATATATAATATGTATATTCTATTATTCTTTTTTAATTTTATTAGTATCGCGATCAAAAACGAATGTCTCAACCACCTTTTTGATATACTTAATCTCTCCTCCTTTAATAATTACATCTACTTCACCCCATAGCACTTTACGTACTATTTCAATTAAACTTGCTTCTTCATCAGTTAACCAAAGTTGTTTTAGTTGCTTTTCCATACATTATTCTTTATCTTCTAGTACGTGGATTAACTAAGTTTTCAATATCATGTTTTAGATCAAATTCATTTCCACTATATTTGTCATCGAACCATTTAGCATTACTTGGGTCATCTAAAAATCTATTAACTGCTTCATTTGCACTTCTTGAATCACCAAATGCTTCTCTCATTGACTCAGTAATATTTACCGGTACACTTTGACCACTAGATAATAATTCTACTTCAACCTCCTCTTCATCTGCATCTTCTGCCCAACTCGGAACTTCATCTTCTACATTTTCAATCATTGATTGTGCCTGTATTTGTTCTGAAGGATTATCACTATTATTTAATCTATCATATTCTCTCTGTTCTGAAGAATTCATCCTATCATACTTATCTTCAATCTCTTCATCTCTCATACCGTGATTTCCCCCTCCATTCTCACTGGTACTTCCAGAAGGTCTACCTGCTCCTTCCCTTGCTCCACCACTTCCTGGACCACCTTTTGTTATCTCAGAAGAAAGACTTTCTTTGTATGCTTTAGCAAAAGAAGATTCCTTTTCATTTAAAAATATTGTTGACATATTTATATTCCACCTATTAATAAATTCTCTTGAATCCCGGTTGCATTATCGAAAGACCTGGATAATCTTTAGCTACTTTTGTAATCTTTCCACATGTACACATTATCATGACATATCCTTCCTGTGTCATCACATTCATTTTCTTTGCTGGACTTATTTCTCCTGGATTCTTTTCACAAATTTGAATTCCACATTTACAAAATACTTTTCCTTTTTCAATTATGTCAGAAACATCAGCAATTGTATCATCTACAACTTTGACGTCTCTAGTCTTTATGATATCTTCTACTTTCTTTTTTACTTCAACTGGCTTTTCTATTACTTTTCCTTTTTCATCAATAGGTAAGATCTTACCATCATGACCAGTCACTCTAATTGTTTTTTGTTTACCACCTCTGAATCCCAGAGGAGTACCGTCTTTACGATATCCACGAGGCATAATGTTTTATTTATTTTAATAATATCTTTAATTAAATCTTGCTACTATTTTTACTTAACCATTCAATGAAATACTTTAGGTTGTCCGTTTCGCTCCCATGACTATCCCAGAATAAACGAACTGCAGATTTTATAAATCTATTCGATGCAATCAATTTATCGGTAGCATCACTTACTGCAATCATTGCCTTTTGCCCAGTCAAATCGTATTTATCTTCAATGCCGAAATTCACTGACCATTTACCATCTTTTGCTTGAGCTCTAATTTCTTTCCACTTCTCTTCACATATTCTATTCATGAATTCAATGTACTCCTTTATACTGTTTCCTTCCTTTCCCATCTTAGTTTGGATAAAATCATCTGCAACTTTTAATGCAAATAAACAAGCAAATTGAATAGTCATTCTACGATTCTTACCCTTAAATGCAGATGGTATCAATAATCCCTTCTCTCCTTTTGCTAATCCTTTACTTAACCCCTTCACTGTTTGGTTGAACATCTTTTTTAGAGTTAAGAATTAAGATGTGTTTACCTGAAACACTAGTATCGGTATCAACTATATCTACATCAAAACTATTATTAAGGAACTCGTTTAGCATTTTTGTAAAGATCTTTTGAGCTTGAAATCCTGTTGCTTCTGTATCTCCACAATCGATTATGAATTGTATTGTTACTTGTGTTTTCATGTTATTAAAATTATTTCTTAAGAGGAACTCCTTCATCGTCTGGAGAAGGTGGTTTCATTGACACCTCGGCAATACTTGCAGGTCTCCTTACTGGAGCACCAAGGGATTTTAATTCTGGTCGAGTCTGAATCATGCTATCAATATTAGGATTGCATGTCTTGCATTTCTTAATTTTGATAACTACTGTCTCCAATTCATCTTCTGGAAATAACCTTGAACAACAATCACATTTTTTATATGCACCACCGCTCATATAAGTTGTATGTTAGTTAATTAGATTTTCTTATATTAAATAAATTTGCAAATAGATCTTTCTTTTCATCTAATCTGCAAAGTTGTAGTTGTATTGAATCTGGAGCAACAAAAGAACTTACTGTGTAATTTGGCTCAATTTGATTACTTATAACATACCAATATTTAAACCAGAAACTTGCATCTTTTCTAGTAATTGTTGGAGTAACTGAAAAACTTAAATCACCATATTGCCATTCATTACTTCCTTGTGCTTTTCCTCTACATAATACTGGAATCTGATTTGTTGGTTGTCCTTCATGAAATACTCCATTCATGATTTTAAATAATTATAATAGCAAAGTGGTTGATTGATAAATAGAAACTTTTTTGGATTTGCTCGATATAAGTCTTCAATGAAATGTCCATCAGCACAATATTCAATGTCGAATCGTTTATCCCCAATATATTCACGTCTCAGAATGTATTGGGCAATATCAATATTACAAACTCTCATATTCTCTAGTCTTGCAACTAATCGATTATTACCAAATTTGAAAATCTGATCAATTACAATCCCATTTAAGTCTTCATCTAAATGCTTAGATATTTCAGTGTAAAAATTTGGATGCATTATATTGTCATCATCTAAGAAACATACCCATCCATCTTTAATCATGTCAAGAGCAAAATTCCGTTGCTTATATCCTTTACTAACTTCACTTGTAGAACCTTCAATAATCCAAGCATCTTCATCTGTAAAGTTCCTTTTATTTGCTTCTTTTACTTTTTCACCGTCGTAAATTATGTACCAGTAAATATTATAAGTTCTATCTTCAAGTTTTTTAACTGATCCTTTCACTGACTCATAAACATCAAAGATTGCTTCTGGCCTTGAACATGATGTGATAATACTTAAAGTATTTCTTGACATAATTTAGTAAAATAAAAGTGTTCCCCAATCTAAGTAGTCTAATATGTTTAGGTACTCTTTTACTTGTTCTATATTATCTAAATCTTTAATTGGCCTATTGTGATATTCATCTATAATCGTACATTTCTCATATCCTAGTTTTTCTAGCATTTCAATGCACTTAAGAGTTTCATCTTTTAACTCTTCAGTATATTCAATTGATAGATATTCTACTTTTTGTGATAGACCTTCTAATGCCATCCTCTCATATCCTTCAACATCTATTTTGATAAAATAAGGAACTCCATATTGCTTGATTAAATCATCTAATGTAATTGTTTCTACTTCTTCCTCTTTCCATTGTTGTCCTTTAAATCTGCCTTCTAACCATCTATTAGAACATGAAGATATTGCTGAACGATTATTCCGATAGAACGTTATCTTTTGTCCTGATATATTTGATATTGCTTTATTTACGCAAATTGCTTCACTATAGTTTGGGCTGTCAAAGCATTCTAATTGTGGTTCTACTGCTACAACTATATCCGCTCCTAAGTCCAAATATTTCTTTGTCATGTCTCCAACATTCGAACCAATGTCAAATACTAATTTTCTATAGAGCTTATTATATAGTGTATTTATTTCACTCATAGAATTACTAATCCGATTCCCATTGTATTATCTCCATCTTTGCATTTAAATTTCAATTCTATAGTTTCTTTCGAGTGTTTTTTATTTCGCATTCCTCTATTAGGGTATAATTCCTTTGAGAATTTTGAACCTAATTTTGCCATATTTTTAATACCCTGAATTAAATCTTTTACGTTCTTCCTCAATAATTATCTCTCTATCGAGTTTGCGTATTTGTTCTACTCTTTCTTTCTCAGATAAATTCTCATTAGCAACTGGTATTGCAGGTAAAGGTTCTCGATTTAGTGTTGGATTGAAATACTTTCGATCTCCCTCAAGTTGCACAAACATTATCTTGTTTTGTGTCAAATAAGAAACTATTGCATATCTCATTGCATCCATTGCATGATCATCTACTTTTTCTGGATTCTCTTTCTCTGCTTTATTCTCTTTCTGTTCAGGATAATGATATGCTTCTATTTCTTCAAGAAAGAACTTGCATTTTGGATGAACTATGAATTTCCCTTCTTTTATCAATCCTTGAATCTTTTCAACACCAAAGGAAATGTCTTTATTTGATCCTTTTGCTTCTACAGTCTTTTTGAAAACTTCTATTCTATCTGGTTCAGCACTATCACAGTAGAACATTGAAACACCATATTGGTCTTTGAATCTTAATGCTACTTTTGCTAGATCTTCAGTAGATTGATGTTCTTGATAGAATTCGTCTATAATATAATATGTATTGTCATGAATACCAATTATAATTATTGCTGCAGGAGCATTCCATCCCCAATCCACTCCACCTATCACAGTATCAAACTTGTTAGGCAATTTGTCAGAACACGCTGCTGAATAGTTAAAGTCCTCATACACCAATCCTTCCATCTTTGTGAATAATCCGCAATAACGTCTTTCGAATATCCTTCTATCCATCGTATTTTTAACTCTCTCAAATTCATCTGCAGGGAAATAAGGGTTATCAACTGAACGAAATTGAACTACATCATAGTCTAAATTGCACTTTTTCCAAGCTTCAAAGAAATCAGTTCTAAGCCAGTTTATCTTATATGGTGTTGATGTTATGAATACTTTGCCTTTCAATATACTTACACGACCTTGAATATTGATCCAAGCTTGGAGTTTCATTTGTCCTGCTTCATCTGCCCATATCCAACGTAATGTCATACCTTCAATCACGTTTGGGTTCTCAGTTGATCGGATATATATGATACCACGACCTGGAGCTTCAATTGTCCCTCTTCCTTCTCTATAATACTTTCTTAGATCTGGATTTAGTTCAAAGAACTTCGGTAATGTTGATTGTGATAATATTTTATATGTTGGTGCACAAATTAATCCATCATCCTGTTGAAATTCATCATATTGTAAACGAGACCATATAGCACCAGCAAACGTTTTCCCTCCTTGGATGCCAGAAATAATAGCAACAAATCTACTTGGACTGAATATTGCTCGGTCCTGAAATTCCGTCAGGTTTATTGCTTGTTTTTCCGTTATTATCATTTGGATTAAATCTATTTACGACTATTGAGTAAATCGGTGCATCTTCATCTCCCTGTACAACTTGGGGAGGTTTACCAATTACTCTATCCCATAAATCTTGAATTGCTCGAATATCTGGTTTCTCTGTAGTAATAAAGTAATATGTATCTTCCTCATCATATTCACCAGATAAATAAGTCTCTATTTCTGCTTGGTCTTTAACTAGAACAGGTTTTGAATTATGTCCTTTTTCATCTTTATCTATTCGATATAAAAAACTACAACCATTTGCTAGATTGAACTGGCTATTAATTATCCGTTTAGAACCTTTAAGAACTCTTTGATGTATCTCTTGTCTTATATGTTCTTTCTCAATTGTCGTCTTTGATTTACTGCCTTTTGGTCGTCCACCTCCTGGCATAAATCCGCCTCTTCCAGCCATAGTAATGTTTTCTTAAACTTAGTTAACAATTCTGACAGTTTTCTAAATTTTATTAAACGTTAGGTAAGATGTGTTATTTTGATTTAAGTATTTTCCTTATACTGATATCTTTAAAGTAAAACCAATTAGTTGCAGTTCCTTCTATATGTCTTAAATGGCCATTCTGATAAAGTTTTTTAGGTATAAAGTACCAAATATTAGTGGCAATTTCTTTCAGAACCATTATAGGGATTAATAACCATAAATAATAAACGTCAATATCTCTCACTATATCTGTTTCATAATAGATAAATCCTCTTGGGAGTTCTATTTCATTACTTGCCAATTTAGATGAGACATTTATTCTAAATAGCTCTTTCCAGTTCTCCCTTTTGAATTTATAGGTCTTTTCTTCTACTATCATATAACAAAAAATCAATAACGAGTTAAGTTATTTTATAAAGTAAGTCTTACAGTTGTTATACAGTCTTTATATTTGAGGTCTTAATATATTACATTCCACTTTCTCCACCATTTCTTCTCCAAAGCGTTGATTCATATTTATCACCAATATTTGCAAGATTCTTACTATTTGACATTCCTGCTTTTTGATTGGCAACATATCTTGTTATTGCTGTTTTCGTATCTTTATCCCAATCTTTTTCATCTGATGCAAAATGTCCTTCAATAATATCACGAATACTATTATAAGTCTTATTATCTACCTTATTACTTATTGCTGGTTCCTTTCCTCCTAATTCTTTTCCTCCACCCATTTCTTTTCCTCCACTTCCTGCGGGTCGTCCAGCACCTTCTCTTGCACCACCAGATCCATCTCCACCTTTTCGTAATTTTTTGTAAGATTTCTGAAATTCAGAATCCTGATAGTTTTTTGATTGATCTATTGACATATTTTTATTCCACCGTTAGTAAAAAAATCAATGATTCATTACATCATTTCTTAAAAGAGTTCTTACAATTGTTATACGATCTTGATATCTAGAGTCTTATTTGAAAATGTATTTAATTAGATCAATTATTGGAAAAATCGGTAAAATGAAACTTAGAACACCCCACCAGAATCCCCACTTCATAAATGTATAGACAATTGCAAACATCCAATAAAGTTCTCCAATACAACTAGTCTGTTTTTGAATGATAATCCTATCTGACATATCATTTTGGCATAAATTATAACACTCCCCTAACTGTTTCTTTAATTCTGTGATCAGTTAATAGTCTCTTATAAACTTCTCTAATAACTATTTGACTTTCACCTTTCTGTGCACCATTTAATACAACTGTAAAAATTTCATCATGTTTAATCGGATGTGAAGGAGAATGATATTTTTTATAACTAGTAATTGATTTTCCTCTCCATTTTCCAGTTTTAGATGTCGTGTGTCTGTAATACTTTTCATTATCTGATTTGTCTCGATGTTTTTTATCATTAGCCATATTTGGTTTCCTTTTTTAAATCCATACCATGTTCCCTTTTTGCTTATTGGCATATCTTAAAATGTCTAAAGATTTGTAGGGAGCAGAAAAATCAATAAGTATTTGTCAATTTGACCATTTACTTTTTAGATTCGATTTGCCTTCTTCATTGCTCCCTAATTATATAGAACCTCATTTACTAGCCACTCTTTCCGGGTCGCAAAATACCAGATACGATTAAATTTTTCTTTATATCTGCTAAAGAGAAATTCAATCACATTCACTAGTGGAAGTGATGAAAAATATCATCATGTGGAGTAGACAGGTTTGCAAATGTTCATATTATGTTTAGTAATCTGCCAGGAAAGAAGATTTGCGACACCTATTTAGAAGAATAACCCTCCTCGAGGCATGTTTAAATCTCCATGCTTTTCGTTCCTAGACAGATTACTAAAAACAATACCACTATAAGTATATTATATCATATTTTTAAACTATTGTAAATACCCTTTTTCTTATTTAATGTTTAACAAAATTTTTTACTTTTGATTTCAATTTTCCTTACAACCATAAGTTTTTGTCAATTTGTGACTATTTTGATTTCTCAATTAAATAGATTTTCAGCAAGACTGTATAATTTATTAAGTCATTTAGCGTGTCGTCAAGAGTTTCATCTTTTACTAGTTGTTCATCTTGACTGTTCATCTTTTTGATTAAACTCCCAATCCTGCTAAATTTATCTGACAATCTAGTAAAGATTCCTTGTTCTATTGAAACCCCACAAATTTCACATCTCCTCAAATTGTCAAATGGATCTTGATTTGCACAATAGTCATTCTGTTTTGATTTGCTAATTGCTAAACAATTCTTAAAAATTTTACTTGCCGCTTCTTCAAATTGTTGTCTAGTCATTTTTTTAAAATATAATTATTTTCCAAAATTTTTAAGTTTTTCCTTATCTAATGGTAATGAAGATCCAATATTATCTTTAATCATTGCTATTCGTTTATGAAGTTCTTTCAATTTATTCTGACTTTGTTTTTGAGTGAATCCACAATATGTTATTTCCCAAAGATAATGAGCAATGATTTCAGGAAGCGTATATTTCTTTAAAACATCAGTTGATATTTTCCATTTTGACGATTCTTCCCAACGAGTAAATTCAATAGCATAACAACCATAATAATCATCTTTATCTTTTAACATCTTTTTTACATGCGTAACATAATATTCCTCACCAATCTTAATATCGTCATACCATTTCTTTTCCCTTTTAACATAAAATTTTGATGCTGTAACCAAATCAATTCTAAGTTCCCAATTCTTATCCTCTTTTAATTTATACTCTCCAATTTCTTTCATTATCTTTTCATATTGATCCATCGATTTCTTACTAGTGTCAGGATAATGATATTTCATTGCTCTTTTTACTTCTTTGAATTTTACATACTTTATTGCATCGATGATGTTCATATTAGTCGTAATTTACTTTTACTTTATTAACTTTTCCTTTATTAATATGTAGTGACCAATTATTACAGAGTGGTTGTTCATAAGACTCTTCTTCAGTTTCAACTAATGACTTGATACTTTCACCTTTTTCTGTCTTACCACTTATGACGACTTCACTCTTCAATGGAGAATCTGGAGTAATTTGTAGAATGACTTCCTTCACAATAAAAGGAAACCATTTATGTCTTCTAATTTTTATCATCTTAATAGTCATATATTCTTATTGTTTTAATACTTTCTGTTATCTGAAATCAATCTAGTGACAACTTTTATTTGTCTAGATTGAAAGTCTTACGATCTTTAAATTCTTCTCTCTTAGCTTTATTCCAACCTTGAATTGGAGACAAATAACCCACTACTCTACTATAAACAATACATTCTTGACGTTTCACTTGTATTGGAGACATAGAAGTAAATATTATTTGCGCAAGTCACGCTTTATTAAATTTTTCTTGTCATAACATTAAGAATTTATTATCCTTTTATTCTTTTAAATTCGAAATCTGGATAATATTCTTGAATCTCTTTCTGACGCTGAATATCTTTTTCTTTCAAATTACCTTTTTCATCAAAATGATGTTTTTCATCCCATTCAATAATTAGTTTCTTTTCAAAGTTGATATAGTCAAGAAAATATCCTAATTCTTTAACTTGGTGTTCTCCTCCACCATACATTGCATAGTGACCCTTAGTATTATGGTCTTCATCAAACTTTTTGAAATACTCGCAGGCCTTTTTATTATATGATGGCCAACAAATTCCATAATTCAATTCAATACGTTTTATATGAGATAATCGTTGTTTATTTTTAGTTTTTTCTGATTGATGATTTCCTATATGCGAATCACGACAATGTTGTATTTGTTCTTTTGTAAATTTATAACCCATAGCAGCTTCCTGATGTTTTAGTTTGGTTTCATCTGATTGTTTCCAATGTTTTCCAAGTGCATGACTTGGTTTACCTTTTGTCTTTTCACTTCTTTCTTTTTTACGTTCATCTGTCCATTTATACTTTGTTGTGTCTTTTACTTTCCAATGCTTACCTTTTGTCTGTCCAACTTTTCCAATTTTAGCTAATGCCATATTATTTCTTCCTTTCTCAGTTCTATTATAAATTCCAGTTGGCATAAAAATATCAATATTTATTTTCTTTTATCCAATTTGATTTGATTCTTATTATATCGATCAATCTTATAATTATCTTTATTTACTTCTATAACAGTCCAAATATTGAAATGTTTAATAAATTTTTCTGCTTTTTCAAATTCAATTCTTGATAATTCTGCTCTTTTTTCTTCAAATAAATGACCGATTCTTTCACGAATTGGTTCTCTCTTTGATTTGTCTACCTTCTCATCGTATTCTTTATATGCTAATACAATTTGTCTATTAATGTTTTGGAGTTGAATTGACATATTG